GCTAGGGTTAACATGATTAAGGTATTGACTCACGCTAGTATTAGTTGATTCTGCATACAGTTCTACTTCCCCATGAGTTCCGTATACCAGTTCCCCATTATTCAGCTTTGCTAGTTCAGTGGTCATATTATATGCAGTTAACCATAATGAGCCATATTATTGAATATATAATAAATGCTTTCATACTGTTAATTATGTTTAATTAAATAGATTAATTAAATTAATTGGGAGGATTATTATGCCCAATTAATGTTTTATTCTGTTTTTGTTTACGCCACTCTAAGAAATGCTTGGCAACTTCAGCCGTTGTGTGGGTAACGGTGCTAACGGGCACTCTGATATTCTTTTTATTAAGTAAGCCTGCAACTTGACGAGCTTTACGTTTGTTATTGTTTATGTTGGTGTGCATTTGGTTATCCTTTGCTAACTATACTGATTAAAACTACTAAGAAACATATTTGTGCTACTATGCTACAATTGTATAGGCTACGCATTAATATTGTTTGGGAGCATCTGCTTTAAAGTCTAATCCACTCATGCCGGCTCTATACTCTTGTAATTTGCTATCCCATTGCATACTTAACTGCATTCCATTTAAGGCTACGGTCATATACTCTTTGGGAGCAAAGTTAACAACTTCTCCATCCACAACTCTGCCATTGTCTTCACAGGTAACTGGTACTGATTCATAATAATTCATTAGTGACTCCTTTCGCCATTAAAAACACAAACAAAATTAAGTCCCAAGTGTCCTGTGTTATAGACCTTATGAAACTCTCCATCTTCAACTAAAATAATATCGCCTGCTGTAATGGGAAATACTCTGTGGTCAACTTCCATCGTGCCTTTGCCTTCTGTGAAGTAATATACCTCTTCCTGTCCTACATGCCTATGCCCTGTTGTGTTCTTGCCAGCTCTAAGTAGAGTACTGCTCAACACCAATTTGTTTAATAGTCTATTGTCTTTGAGTGTGTACACTTCTGTGTCTTTGATAAGCTCTCCGCCTATATCGTCTATAGTAACCTTTTGCATTATACTAATACCTCCACTAAGTTCATTAACACGGCGGTGCCACTAATAGCACTACCAATCATAATAGCTTTGTCGTTCCAACAATGCCCAACGTACACCCAACTACAAGCCGCCAGTGCGTAACAAACCTGTCCAGCAGTACCAAACCCAGCACTCATGATAAACACGCCAACTACACCTAGTATAGTAGCGATCCATTTAACATAACTGTCTACAGTTCCTGTGGGAGTTGAAGGTTTTAGGTCTTCAACTTCAAGTTGTAGCTCTTCCATAGAGGCAGAACTCTCTGCTAACTCTTGCTTGAGTCGTCTGCGTTCAGCATTAAGTTCCATAGCAAGTCTACCTGCTTTGGTCATTGTGCTACCAGCAAACTGATCTTCTACACGTTCATTCAACTTGCTTGGTGCTATCTCTACCTGCTCAACTTCTTTGGTGCCGTCTTTCTTCATTACACTAGCTCTTTCAATACGCTAACTATTAGACTTCCGTACTTGCCGAAAAATCCCTGTTCTTCACTGAGTGCAATGCCATAGTTGTCTGCAATTAGCATAGCAGTCTCAGTGTCTAGAAATAAGTTACCAGTAAGTGTAAACCCTGCTACTGCGAGTAATAATACCATATGGTCATTAGCTCTGTAACTGTGTATAATGTACACGAAGGTTCCTACAAATAATGCTAGGTAACTGTATATTTCAATGTGTGCATTGTTCTTTATACCTAGGGCTAATGTAAGTCCTACGAATATAAAACAGGTTGCAGTAATCTTTAATGCCAATTGTAAGGCATTACTCATTGCTATCTTGTTCTTCTTAGTCATGATCCAAATCCTAACTGACCTTTAATCCAGTCACTTAATTTTCGTCTCTCTTCTGCATCCTTGTCCTCAGCCTTGCTTATTTGCATAGTAACGGCTTCGTATAAAAACAATTCCATTATAGCTTTTCGCCAACTGCGAATCCTCTGAATGTTTTAAAACGTGGGAACCTTAGGCTCCATACGTCACCAGCGTCTTGACTTTGTGTTGCCGCATCAGCTCTAATCTCTACTAGCTGTCCAACGACTGCGTCTTGTACTGCCCAAATGTCTTTCCTCATATCATCTGTAAGTCCACTACCAACATTGAGTTGGAAGAACTTGCCATCGTCTGTTCCTTCGACTATCAACGCACCTGTCATGCCTGCGTTTTTGCCTGTTCCTTCTTCGAGTCCAGTAACTTTAAGAGTAACTTCAATGAACGGCTTAATCTTTAACCATGCATGGCTTCTGCTACATTTGTAGCCCATGTCCGCCGGCTTAATCATTAATCCTTCATAGCCTTGTTCTAGTGCTACTTTGTTTGCAGTCTTAAACTCTTCCTTACCTAAGTCAGTGTCTAAGTCAAATAGCATTGCTTCTACTAACTGGATTGTGCTGTTAAACGATCCACTTAGCTCTACTAGACGCTCACGTCTATCCCTTGCACTCATGTCAGTACCTTTAGCTTCAAATTCTTCTAAGGTTAACATGTCAAATACTGCTAGGTAACTGTCTTGTGTCTGAGCATTACTTTTACGATGAACTTGTCTCATAAGTGCTTGGAAGTCTTCTGACATCACTTCACCATCAAATACTAGTCCTTCAAACTCAGGCTTACTTAATGCTTCGTTAACATGAGGGAAGTTTTCAAGTAACTTACCGCTACGTGAATACAATGTAGCATCTCCATTAATTACGATAGCAATAACTCTTACGCCATCATACTTAAATTCGATAAAACATTCGCCTGCAATCTTCTTAGGATGTTTAGCACCATCATGTGCTAACATACATCCAAACATTGGAACCGTATCTTTCTTTACTTTATTAATAAGTTTAGCACCAGTACCACAACGAAGGTCTTTGATTAGTATTCGTCTGTACCAATCGTTCCATTGCTCATTAGTAGCCATTTCCATGTCTTGGATAATAGCATCACGAGCCGCATGTCCAGTAAGGACTCTGTGCTTCAATTGACTTGCTAACTCTTCAAACTCTTTCATTGGAAGCCCTTCACCATCAGCACCTTCTCTAATAGGAACTTGCTTAACGCCAAATGTAACTAACGGATCAAGTGCCCACTGGACACCCATAATAAAATCATTGTCAGAATAGTTTGACATCGTTCCTTGCTGATCTTCTGAGCAATTATATGTTAGAGCTTCTTCTAAGATAACCTGCTTCGCTAGTGAGCTGTTATCAGCTTCTAGTCTTTGTATGTAATTCCATGGGTTCATAAAAACTCCTACGTTTTATTTAATATACATGTATTATACCGGATTTCCTGGCAGAAGTCAACCTTTTTCTTCCATAAAAAAAGCAACGATAACGTTGCTTTTTAGTTTATATGTTGCTCTTACCAAACGCTAACATTCACTCTAATAGTCTCGCCAATGAATGGTGCCGCCTGTCTATTAATGTCATATTCGTTGTAGCCGTCTGTTACTGTTACCACGTAATGTGATAGTACGTTTTGTTGTTGTCTAACATACACAACTCTAGTAACCATCTCACAATGTACGCCGTTCTTGTTATTATGGTTAGAACGTCTCTTCTTGTCAGAGATATCGTTACCAATCTTGTTACCAAGTAGTCCACCAAGTATTTTAGCGGCATCGTTACCACCAAGCTCATCGATAATAGCAACTCCAGTCGCTGTACCAATTAGACCACCAGTAGAACCAAATCCACCGTTAACTCCGTATTCAAGCAGTCCTCTGCTGTTAGGACGTCTACCATTGTTAGCATATCTGTCCTGGTTATAACATTGTTGCTCATTAACTTCAGTTGGGACACTTACATTAGTTTTAGTATAAAACTCCTGCACATCGATCACTTCCATATTTGCTGATTGACCAGCAAATGCAACGGTACTAACTAGTAGTAATGGGATTAAAATTAAATTCTTCATATAATGCTCCTACGCTTTATCTTTTGTTTATATAACTATTATACCACTTTTCGTGGTCAAAGTCAACCTTTTTATGAGGTATAAGTCTGTGTTATCCACTTCTGAACAGCATCGACAGACAAGTAGTGGTCGCCACCTACATGCCATTTGTACTTAGGTGTCTCTTTTGCCACCCTAGGACTATCTTCTTTCCAATCATAAATTGTTGCACGGAATGTTTCAAATTCCTCTTCACCATCCTCTTGGATAGTAAACTCTAGTTCCCATGAAGTGAAAACCTTATCTTCGACAGCATCTGCTGTTTGCTGATAGTGTGGCTCACCGAACGCTTGAACTAGTGTTGAATAATCTTCTTGTATGTAACCTTTAAGAGAAGTCCCTGAAGGATCTCTCTCGTTAACATCAATAATTTTGTAATCTGACATCTTAAGCACTCCAATAAGTTTCTGAACTAGCTGACAAATAGTAAGGAGTGTTAATTGACTCCTTAAAAGTCTCACCAGTCATTATGTTACGCTTCTCAACCATAGGCTCAATTAGCATATACTCTTGACTGTCCATAACTCTGTAGTTAGCCTTATCAGCATAATGAGTTCTACCAAGGTCTTTATCAGTAGCTTCTCTAAATATGTTGTACATTGGAGCCATATACTCAGCTTCACCATTAGCAACTACTTCAGCAACTTGTTCAATTGCTTTGGTATAATGCTTAATAGTTCTAGTAATACCAGCTTTAGCCGCCGCCGCTGTAGAATACATGTTGTTTGACTGACGTCTGCTAGGCTCAGTTGCTATTGAGTTGTTTTTCTTATTTACTATTACGAACATATTGTTTCCTTTTTTGCTTAATATACATATATTATACCGGTTTTCGTGGTCAAAGTCAACCTTTTTTTACCGTAAAAACTGGTAAAAGTGCATCTAATTGCCCTTAAGGGCCTGTATTAGTAATACTATACTGTTATTTATACACGAAAATACGATAAATACAGTGACATAACACAGAAACACACTGAAATTTGCAAATTAACCCTCACATATACAGGAGACAACATGATAGACCCAAGAGCAGATATAGCCAATTTAATATACTCACTCAGAAAACAACTAGTCGAACTAGAACAAATGATGATTGATATTCCACACGTAGAGCCAGTTGAAACATATGACTTTACATTCAATGCACCAACAACAGGTGATTACATGGATCCAGCAACACCAACTCACGCAAAACCAGAAGGTTTTGGAGATGGCGCATATTGGGACCTAGTAACACAAACATGGATGGAGCCAGTTCCAGTCGAATGGGACGAGAACGACTACATTTATAACTGTGATACCAACACTAACTACGAAGGTGGTGAGTGGGTTGAGACAGAGCACGATGATTGGTCAAATGACTACTTAACTACAGCCGCAATAGCATACGAGTATGAACAGCATGACGAAGCAGAAATGCACGTTGCTGAAGTACCAGCTATGGACGTAGGTGAGCAGTTCCAAGAAGCTAACACTATGCCAGCACATGATGAAGTTCATTATGAAGCACCAGCACCAGCAGAAGCACCAATGCCTACAGACATGCCAGTAGAAGCACCAATGCCTACAGACATGCCAGAGCACGTTGAGCCAAATGTAGAGACTATGCCTACAGATATGCCAGCACCAGCTATGGATGAGAACGGAAACCCAATCGTATAATTTATATGGTTATGAAGAGCACACTTCGGTGTGCTTTTTTATGGCTGTTCATTGTACAATTTGCGTTCATTGTGCAATGTGCTTAAATAATAATTTGCTATTGCTTCTAGTGTTGCTGGACCAAAATGTCCTGTGCCTTCTTGTATAGAGTCTCTAGCATAGTCCTCTTGTAATGTGTATGGATTTAACGGATACGGACCTGTACTCCAACCCTCCACCGGCACTATGTATGCCAATGCAAACTTATGTAATAGATGATCTTGGAATGTTTCTCTAACTTTAATATTGTGTGCTTTACATAGGTTAACAATAGCACTACGAATAATAAAAAAGTCAGTATATTCTGAGTCTGTGTGCATAGATTGTAATAACAATGACTTAGTTAGCGGTGCATCGCTCGTACTACCCGATGACTTTATTTCAACATCATTACCAACTCCCTGGAACTTGGTGGTTATTTTATGATGTATATCATCCACATGCTTTCGTTGTTCCACTGGCACATTTAGCCTTCTCTCTAGCATAGTGTTAATTGATTTGCTGTATGCTGTAGCCCTTTGCTCAGGATCATTTCTCATCGGCTTACCAACCCCGTCGGTTACACCATCGAGATAGTATGTTAAGGAACCACTACCACTTGCTTTCGAACCAGGACCAACGGCAGGCATTATATCTGTTTCTTCAACCACAGGTGAGATAACGTTTCTACTCACAACACTCCTCTCCTTGAATGACCACATGATACATACTACATCTGGAATATAGCCAGCGGATATCATTTGCTGGAATATGAAATACATGTCCTGATTAGACCCTCCGCCACTTGACATGTTCCAGTTAACCATGTCCAGTTTGTTTGCTACTATGCTGGGCCAAGTCTCAGCATCACGTACACCTATACCATATGTATAACTATCGCCTAGACTCATTAGTACAGGCTTATCGTTTACCTTGTTAAATTGATCTGCTCTGAAGTTTTGTCTGTTTACTGTATAAAACAGCTCATCGAATGTATGACTCCAACTATCATGTGCCAATGCTCGAGTGTCACTAGGTTGCCATTGGAATTTTTTAAATCCTTTGATATCAGACTTTTCTATTCTACCATTTAAGGATGCATGTGGCTGTGATAACCTGGGTAAGGTGGATGATTGACTCCAGGGTTGTATTGTGCTGTAATCTCTTGACATAGCTATATTTAGCCCTTATTTTATGCTTTTTGTGAATTTCTCGATATCGTTTCCATACATCTTCATCCACATAGCATCGTCGCCACTAAACATTACTAACTGTTTCTTATCAATGTAGTAGGGCCACATCATATGTTTGTGCAATGTTATTAACAAGTTCTTGTGTACTCCTTCCTCTCCTATAAGAAAAGGATAGTAAGCATACTGGCTCTTGAGCAAACCAAAGCCCAGCTTAGTCATCCTAAGTCCAGAGATCTTGTTGTCTGTTAGTTGTATGTTTCTAAATAACATGTACAACACTTCCTTAACTGGATACTTAGTTAATGTATCGTATTCTTGTTGGAGTTTGAATGCTATTTGGTATTGTAGGCTATCTTGATTCATTTTCTAAAGTAGAAGTAGACACTACGTCTTACATGTCCAGCCTTAACTGGCTCGCCACTACTGTGAACAGTTGTGTTACTATTAGATAAAATGTATCCTGTGTTAGGAACGAAAGGTACTTGGTACTCTTGTATACCGTCGTAAACTATACTGCCTGTGTTGGGCAATGCACAGTTGTCTGCCGGGAGATATACTTGCATGGATGCATTGACATGCTCTTCTTCTATATGTTTCTGTGTGTAATACCCTTCCGAGTCTTCCCATAGGCTTACACCCATGTGCTGATATTTGGTATCCATTGCTGTTTCAACTGCTGACTTGATAGCTTCCTTATCTTCATCGGCTAATTGTAAGTCCCATGTTTGTCTATTTCGTGCTTCTTTTCTAGGAGCAATGTCGTCCTTGAGATCTTGTAAGTTGTGGATTAAGTCTTCATCAAATACGTTGTTGAGTCGTAATAGTTTTTCGCCATCAGTTAGAACGATAGTGTCAGCATTGAATACAGCGTTACATATCGGAATTAATGACGTCTTCTTCATTTACAACCACTCCTGATGTCAGCCTCACTACGGTGAAACTATTCGTATTAAACATTTTGTTTAATTTTTCTGAAAGGTTAAAAGCATGTCCGCTATTGCTGAACGAAACTTTTTTATATTTAGGTCCGGGATAACTTACTAACTTGTTTAAAGTACGCATGTTAATGGGCTTGTCTTCATAAAATACACTGTATATTGCTTCAGCGGCAAGTATTTGCTCTGCTTTATATGTGTCTTTATGGACTGCTTCTAGCAGTATTACTGGTTTTGGTCTACTCATTGTGTGTCTCCGGGCTAGAAGTATACTAGCTCAACACACTTATTTATCTAAAAATACGATTAAAACGTCTGTTAATTCTTATGGGATTAGAGGATCTAATTCGCCACTGTCATGCATCTCTGTAATGATATCGCAACCACCAATCAGTTCACCTTTGATAAACAATTGTGGGAACGTGGGCCAATCACTGATGCTAGGTAGTGTAGCTCTGATGTCTTGGTCTGCTAAGATGTCAACAAATCCAAACGGCTTACCAATTTCTTTAAGTATGTTTACAACTTTAGCACTGAAACCACATTGAGGTTGATAAGGATCGCCTTTCATAAACAATATAACATCGTTGCCTTCGATAATTTCTCTAATTTGGTCTTCAGTGGTACTCATTATACTATGTCCTTAAACTCTTGCCAGCCACCGATAGCCTTACCATCTACTACGATTTGTGGGAATGTTCTTGCTGTGGGAAATTTCTCAAATAGTTCTTCTCGGCTGAAGTCTCTATCTAGTTTTTTGTATGTGTACTGGTGATCGTTCTCTGTCATTTGTTCTGCTTTGTTTACTGCCATATCACAAAATGGGCAGTTATCTTTACCAAATATTTCTATAATCATGTGTTGTTTCCTATGTCTGTGGGCTGTGCTTTAATCGAAACCATAACGCATCATCTTCGTCTTCAAATGATATCATTGCAATCTTCTGGTCTCTAACTATATTAAAGTTCCACCCGTATTTTCCTTTCGCATTAGTATTTATGTCATCTAGAACGCCATGATCAATACCAACATCGTTCCATCTTTCATCAGTTCCGTCATAGTATTTACTCTGCCATTGGATCTCATGATGAAAAAAGTGATTGTATCCGCAGTCAGTTCTCCACACGGGTCCGCTACAATCTTTCTCATCGCACCAGTTACATGGCTGACCCTTTTCAATCATAATAGGACCATCCATCTTACAGGAGTGTTCCCAAAACTGTCTGTCGATTACTTTACTACGCACCGTTTTTGGATTTCAATAGGTCCGCAATACGTTTGGTCTGCTCGTCGATAGATTTTTGCTGGTCGTTAACTGCTTTCTCTTGAAACTTTAACTGTTGTTTTTGATGTATAGTCTTATCTATTACATCTTGCAATTTTAAGTCTTTCATTTGAATCTTCCTCCATCCACCTTATTACTAATAGGCTCGATGCCTACGTTTAGATCAACTTTAAAGTTTTCGTTTAATTCTTTGCATACTTGGGTTAAAAAGTGTACGCTAAACTCCGCAGTAGGTTCATTTGCTTCACGCAACCGTTCTACTTGTACTAAAAACTTTTCAGTATAAGTTAAATCAGTCTTCATTTAGCAAAGTTTCTCTTTAGTTTGTTCAGAACTTTAAGACGTTGCTTTAGCTCTAGTTTAGTTTTAAATGGACCTTCGTAACCATATGTAATTAGTGTGCTTAACTTAGGACAGTTGCCATGTTTCCAACCTTTTTCAAAGTTAATAGCGTACCAACCTGCGGCATAGTATACCTTGCTGTTTTCTGTCTTAGCAAACAATGGAATCTCTTCCATGTAGTCCTCATCGCTAGGCTCAACTGGTACTGGACTTGGATAGTCAACAGGATAACCTTTAATGTAAAACGTTGCAGGAACTGTTACGTCCATTACAGTCTCTTCATCGAACACAAACTGGTTCTGGAAAAAGTCTGTTACTTCTTCTTGGTCTGCGAACTGGATTGTTTCTGTCCTGTCTAAGTAAGTGTATTGATCCTGTATGGTTTTGTGTAGGATACCAACACGTTTTGTATCGTCATTAACGATCCACGCATCATCACTTATCTTTTGTAGTTTTACCGATTCTTTAAATTTAATCACTGTTCTTCTCCTTTAATTAAAACTCTTTCTTCATGTGGCTTGCCAAATTCTCTGGCGTATACTGTCTTACCTTTATCAGGTGATTCATAAATATACTTCTTGCCCCAAGCGGGCCACTTCTCTGGGTGTCTGATCTTCTCGAACATAATATCGTAGTCAGCATCTGCTTCCTCTTTATCATTTGATTCGGTCATCAATGACTCCCATTCAACATTGCTTGATATGTAGTGACCTGGTCACCCATACGTTGCAAGTTCCATTTAGAGCAGAACTTCATAAAGTGAATGCCAATGTTAGCCACCGGTTCCGTCTTCTTCTGCTCATTCATTCGTTGTATACATAACTCTTTAATCTCATCGGGTTGCAATGTTAAGTCAATTAGTATTTCATTACGAATAAAATCGTCTCTAACCCTATGCTCTTGCTCTTCGTGGTCGACCCACCTTTGCAACATAAAGTTATTATAATTGTATCCGCTAGATGCTCTGTCATCAAAGGCTTCGCGAATACCTGTTTTGTTTTTAGTCCCTTTAAGTCTTGCGCCGGGATAACTTGCAAATACATTGTCTGAACTATCTCCTCTAACACATTTCTCGAACAGTACCCATTTAGGATCTACTGGTACCTTCTCTTCTTTAGTCTTTTTATCTATAACTACCTTGCCGTCTTTCAACGTATGCCAACCTTCTAGTGTAACTATTTGATCTGTAGTGCCGTTGTACTGCTGTACATTGGTTGCTAACAGTTGATAGAAGTCACTGTCTGTGCTTACTATCATATGATTATCTTCTGGATGTTGTTGTACCCAAGTAGCAATCATATCATCTGCTTCTGCAGTCTCACATCTTAGTACGGTGCAATTAGTTTTGTTAGAAAAGAACTGTACCATGTCGTCATACGCTTCAAAGTATAACTCATCGTCCTCTTGTTCTCTAGGACTACGTTTGTCCATTGTTACTTTACGATTTGCTTTGTAAGGCTTATAAAAGTCCTTACGCCATGAACGTCCTTCTAAACATATTATTACATGACTGCCGTCAAACTTGTTCCAGCACTTATTAATACTATTAAACATAATGTGCATAGCCATACCGATCTTCATGTCGATACTATCTCCACGTCCACCAACATGTTTTGCTCTCATAAACATGTTCAGTCCATCTACTAATAAGTAATTTTTGCTCATTTATTGTCTAGTCCTTGTTCCATTATTGCATCAAACGGACTATCTTCCGTCCATTGCTTACTTTGTATTTTACGCTCTTTAGCCGCAGAAGTCAAGTCTTTTATGAGATCAATATTCATGGTCTTATATGCTTTCATAAGCTCTAATATCTCATCATCGGATAAACTTGCCACGAAGTCTGAAATCGCAGGACCTATTACCTTGTTAACCAATATAGCCAACTTAGTCTGAGCTGATGTTTGTTCAGTCATCTAGACCGTCCGTAGTAGGACCGTTTCTTACTTTAATTACGTCTGAGTTAGCATCTTGTAGACCAAAGTCCATGTCAGCGTTCTCTTGTAACAATACTGTTCTACATATATCATTGAACCATTTGTTAACTACACTCTCATCGCTCTCGCCAGTGTATCCTTGTGCATGTAACATAGCAACAAACTGGTCATTCCAGTCTAACTCCATGTATCCTTGCTTAACATCTTCTGGGTTAACTTCCATATGTTTTACTTCTACCCAAGGTTCGTCTCTCAGTTCAGCAACTTTCTTATCACGTACTGACTGGGTTAGGTTACCAGCTTCAACATCAATGTCCATGTCTGATACTTGAGCATCAATGTCATTGTCTATGTCGATCCTGGCAAGTTCCTTGTTAAGCTCAACGCCTGTAAGTTCATACTCAGCCTTTGCTCTTAGTTTACTTTTGCCTGTTAGTCCCCAACTTGCGGGTAACATCCAAAAAGGTACTTTATTCGCCATCATCTTTCTCCTGTTTATCGTGCCATTTTAAACTGCACTCTGCTCCACAAAATATGTGTTGCATGTCATGTGTGTGGTATGGAGATGTAAAATATATCACTCCGCACTCACTACACTTATTCATTTACTATCATTACTGGTATAATCTTTGTAATAACACAGCCCGGGTTATGTTCGACATTATTACCTATTAATAGATATACTGGTAAGCCTGGCATTAGTTGATCAAATATTGCATCCATCTCCCAGTTCTTTCCAAATATATATCCATGTGCCGATTGTAGATTCCAACAGCCTAGCATGACTGCATCATAACTTCTACCATCGTTCATCTTAACTCTAATAGTATCCTTGCCTATCTTGTCTGCTCCGATAATAGCTGAAGTAAACAATGCCGGCGGTGTTGTTTCTACTGTGTGTCCATGATATGTTTTACCTTCAGTTACTCCAGTGCCATCAACAAACCATTGATCTGCTCTTGCTTCAACTGAAAACAATAATGTACACCACAGTATTGAAAACAATGTCCAATGAAACCAAGTAAAGTATTCACTGGTACTTGACCAAGGACGTTCTGCTTTAATCTTTTTAATAATATTCATATTATTTTCCTATTGCATTTCCATATATGTGTACATGAACTCTGCTTGTATAGTTGTAGCCACGTTGTATTGCTTCATCGGCTATGGTGGCTTCTGTTTGGATTAGCCCTTCGAACGTTCCACCTACGCCCATAATCCACACAGGAAAATTACATCCTGCATCTCTAAATAATTTAGTATTCTCTTCTACTTCTCTCCAACTCTCTTCAGAGCCATTTACTACGAACTTTAGTTGTCCGTGATTACTAACTTCTGCATACTTGCCTACTATCTCTGGGCATATTGCTTTACTATGTTTCTCTCCAGCAGTACTCCATAACTTAGGACTTACACTCCAGAACCACTCTGGCGTACCTAATGCGTCTGGAATAATTCCACCGTACTCGTCTGTAGCATAAAATCTTTTATCTATAAACTCTTCTAAGTCTGGTGTTACTGCTCTAGTACCATTTGTTTCTACTGTAACGTGAGTGTTGTTCATCTTACGTTTAGCAAACTCTTCTAACACACTAATCATACCAGGTTGCGACTTCTTAATCATAGGCTCGCCTCCTGTAAATACCATGTGTGTTCTGTTTAGTGTTACAGGATGTATAAAGTTACCGTGCGGTAGGTGAGCCTGTAGTTCGTCTACAGCCTCCTCTACCGTCTTATCGGCAATAAGGTGCTTGAAGCGTTTGCTCCAAGTGTAACTACTGTCACAACCCTTATCAAAAACTGGCAAATCAAACACGTTGTCGATGTTTGTTAAATCAATTGTTTCGTACGGTAACTCATAGGTGCTAGGGTCAGTTGGATCTGTTTGTCCAAAGCCATTGCACTGAAGATTACACAAGAAGAATCGCATCCATAAACTAGGAATGCCTACATAGGAGCCTTCGCCTTGGGCTGAGTAAAACGTTTCACTGTATTTTAGAGTCATGTTTTTCCTTCGTTACTATATATTCGTCGTAATCTAAATCTTCTTTTGTCTGTTCGTTCTGTTCAAATATTGCTGGCACACTATCTGTTAGTGCAATCTCAACTAACTCAAACAAATCGTTTTCTAAATCTAAGTCTGCTTCTTTGTGCATTAGAATCTCTAGGCAACTAATCCTTAGTCCGTTGTTCATACATGTAGCAAAGTTGCTAGTACGTCTGTAATAACGTCTGCCTAGCTCTACAAGTTTAATGAACACTACTTGATTAATGTTGCTTACTTCTAATACAATCTCTTCTCCACCTACATTAACTAATGTAAGTAACTGTTCTAATGCTTGATTGGTAGGTATAGAAGTATTAAGAGCATAAAACTCTAATGCTTCAAACACATCTTCCATAGCAAGGGTAGGATATAATTTTAATACGTCAGCTACGCTCTTACCTGTGCCAACACTTTCGCATATAGCATTTACAGGCACGAGTCCTTTTGAAACTATAAAACCTTTCTTCCTACGTTCTATCATACTTAACCTCTACCATTAGCAAACGACTGCTGTAGTTTAATATTATCCATAAACTCTTGTTGTACCTTTGCTTCTTCTTTGAAAGAACCTTTAAGTACTGTAGTCTGTGTAAGACTACTATGTGCCATAATGCCTCTATTCTCACAACAACCGTGTGTGGCTTGTATATAAACGCCTACGTCATTACTACCAGTGGCTTCCATAATCTCTCTAGCAATGTCGTTACATAGTTCTTCTTGTAACGTTCCACGTCTTGCACACCATTGTGCAATCCTTGTGTACTTGCTTAGACCAATTAGTGTGTCAGCGGCAATGATACCAATGTATGCTACGCCTGTTACTGGCTGGTGATGATGTGAGCAAACACTTTTAAGTTCGCTACGCACAACCAACATGCCTTCGTATCTATCTTCTGTTACATTAGGAAACGCTGTTGCATTAGGCATAGGTTCGTACCTACCTGCCATTAGTTCTTTGATATACATTTTAGCAAGACGTCTACCAGTTTCCATACTGTTAGGATCGTTTTCAATATCAATAACTAGACTCTCTAGTACTGATTCAAACTTAGGTGTAAGCTCTTCGATAAGTGCTTGTTTGTCGCCTTCTTCCATGTACTCACTAATGTTACTACCAGCCCAAAACTTGCCGCCAGCTTGTAAGATACGTTGTTTTATTGTATCACTAATCATTCTCTTGTTGTTCCTCTTCTTTGGATAATAATATAATCATTTCTTCTAGAGTGTCTATCTCTCTTTTAAGTTCTAGTTTTTCTAACTTCTCTGCATGAACAATAAAGTCATCAACATGTAAGTCGTAATCATCGGATATTTGTTTATCCATTACCCTATGTTTAGTTTTTAGGGTAACTAAGTGGTTACGAAGGCTTACTAATGAACTCATTATCCTCTCCTAATATGCCGTTAGCCCAGTTCTCTACTATGTCATTTGCATAGTGTATGCTTTTGTCTCTAATATCTATAGTACCAAACAGGTCCTTTTCCATTCCTATTTCACATAAATATTCTTTAAATAAATGTACAACAAAGCCATTGTCATTTACTATTTCTGCTGTTCTTTTCATTTTAATATGTTCCAGTTATGCTTTATAAACTCTCTTATTACATGCGTACCATATGCCGCCCATGCAAATGTGAAAACAAACCATACTAATAATTCAATCATTTCCACCACTCCTCGTAAGGGAATACTATCCATTGTTCTTCATCTGGTGTAACTTCCTTTGCAGTATAGTCAACTTTCTTACCAAAATTACTGGACAACTTATCATATATTGTACAGTATCTGGGAGCCATTGTCAACAGTTTTTCGCAACTTTCATCAATTATATTGAGTGTTGATCCACTATCGTTAATGTCATCGCATATTAATATGTTCTTACCATTGTATTTAGACAAAAGTTGTTCAAGTGCGCCATTATCCTCGACTGTATGATCTCTTAGACTTAATTGGAAGCCTTCAAACGGTATATTCCAGTAATGACTGAGCATTACTCCCATTGGGTAACCGCCTCTTCCAGGTCCTAATATAACATCGGGCTTATACTTATCTACTGCCATTGCCCGGCATATTGTTGCAACGTTGCTGTTAAATTCTTCCCAGGTGTGGTAGTACTTCATGTTACTCAACTATACCAAACACATCAGACTCGGATAGGATAATAAACTCCTCTCCATCAATTTCAATCTTGTCGCCGTTGTTTGGGCCAAACATAATATAGTCACCGACTTGACATTCAAGTGGGATAACAATATCTAACTTACTTTTCTTTCCTGGACCTACTGCTATGACTTCGCCTTCTGCTGGCTTGTCTTTAGCAACACTAGTTAAGATAATACCGCCTGACGTTTTAGTCATGCTAGTTTTACGCTTCACTAATAGTTTATCGTGTAATGGTTGCATAATGGTTCCTTATAAATTATGTTTACGTTTCAGCTTTGGCTTCTGCCAAGCCAGTTCATCAACAATGATATCGTTGATTGTTTTTGTAGGCTCCCAACCCAAGTTGTCCTTAGCAAATGTTACATCTGCATAAGTCTTAACCATGTCGCCTGATCGTGGAGCAACTAAATTGGTGTTAATGTCTTCGCCTAGTTCAGTTTCTACTGCTTTAATTAGCTCTAGTACACTAACTGGTGTGCTGTTACCTAAGTTGTATGTGTTGTTAATACCATTATCAAACATTTGATGTAGTGCTAAAAGGAAACCTCTAGCAATATCGTTGATGTGAGTATAGTCTCTTAAACATGTTCCATCTGGTGTGTCATAGTCGTCACCACATATATCAAACACTTCGTTTGTTAATGCCTTCTCTACTATGATAGGTAGTACATGTACATACGGAGTCTTTTGATATCCGTTCTTGCCTGCATTACTTCCAGCTACGTTAAACAATCTTAGAATGCTGTAGTTCATATCATAAACATCACAGTAGTCTTTAATTATTTGTTCACATATCTGCTTTGTTCTTCCATATGGATTGATTGGAAACATTGGGTCTGTTTCTTTATAGGACCCGTCTTCATGAATGCTGTGTCCATATACACTACTGCTTGATGCAAACATAAAGTTCTTTACGCCAGCTTCAACACATACGTTTAGTAAACTAATAGTCTGCTCTACGTTGTCGTGATATGTATCCTTAGGATTAATTACACTGTTAGGTACGCTGTTGTTTGCCGCAATATGGATAACACATTCAGGCTGAATAATATCTATTACACCTTTAACTTGTTTTGTATTAATCTCGAACGGATACTGGACTACGCCTGGTATATCACGTTTACGTCTATCAATATTAAATACATTATATCCACTAGCAACTAGCAGTTCGCAGACATTACTGCCTATAAATCCACTGCCACCTGTTACTACAATTGCTTTCTCATCATTATTCATTGCTATCTCCTTCTTATTCCGTTTCTGAGCGATCGAAACCGCCATCACTTCTTAAACTCGCACTAAGCGGGTCTAGTAAAACTTGCTCTCTCCTTGAAAGACCCTTAGATTGATTAACTTCAGCGTACTCAAGTTCTAACTTTTGATCTCTTCTTGAAAGGCTCTTAGATTTACTATCGCCAATTACTTCATACAATGCTTTACCACTGAAGAAGTCGTTTTTTAACTGTTCTGCTAACTGTTCGTTATCGTCTGACATAAGCCAATTAAATGCTAACATGCCTCGAATCTTATCAATCAACTTGTCCTTGTGCGTTAAGTAACTATCCCAACTCTCTGTCCATTCGCTTGGGTACTTAAACTTGTCATCATACATTTCTGTATAACTTAATCTGTCCGGGACCAATGGTGTCGCACCAACCAATGCTCCTTCAAAGCAACTGATACCTAATGTTTCTTGTGTGTTAGCACTGAACACTATCTTACTACGCATGAGTAAACTATGATACTCATCCTTACTAAGGTTTTGTTCTTGTGCAACTATAAAGTCTACATCTTCAAATGCTTTGCCTAAATCTTTAAATATCTCCACTTGCTTTTCAGGTGCTACCCTGTGTGGAAATAATACTATATCGTTTTTACTTGTAGGTATATTGTACTCAGCAAGTAAATGCTCCAAGTACTCCATGGGCCATCCCACCCTGTGAATCTTATTAGTATCCACATTCGGGAATGACTGCATGAATAAGTCGATATGGAAATCTGTAGCAAAGAAGTTATGATCAAATACATTGAACATACTTTCTTCCGCAAGCCTTACCCAAGGCGCATCACCAATTAGTCTACCTAAAAAGTCCGCTGGGTCATAAGATCCTGCATGCCACATGCCACCAATTTTAACTTTAACACCTAATAACTCTGACATATATTTTAGTTGTAACACAGTTGGATTCCAAGCATCAGTATAGAGGAAGTAATCTCCATCTTGTACTGTACCATCCGCAAACATTTGACTAATAGTCTTTAACTGTTCACTCTTCCAATAGTTAGTTCCGCTAAAGTTTAAGAATGCCCCAGGAGTTGTATCCTGCGGTGCATCACTCGGCCCTTGTATAACTTTAACTTCCAGTCCTGAGTCTTTCATTTGCCTAGGCAACCACGTCTTCCACTGAGCGGTGTAGCGTGTTTCAACAGGTTCTAGCTCAACAATATAAATCATAATTTATCCAGCGTTTTTGCTTTCTTGGATTTCTTTTCTTCTATCACCAGCAAGGTTTTTGATATCCATCAATGCCTTTCTAGCTCTAGTACCTGCGGCTTTGTTGCCACCTTCGAACTTCTCGCTTTCTTCGATGTATGTCTCGAATGCCGCTTTCATTTTTAAATGTGCTTCCATAATATTCTCCTTAAGAATTGTTTATTAATCATCAAGTCCCTTAACATAAGTTGCTTGACTGTCGTCCTTATAAGGGTTACCACCCTCATACCAACTACCCTCAGCTCTATCCGTTACCGGAACATCACTGTATGGATAATCTATCTCGCACCCGTTTTCATTATCTTCGGCTACTGAAATCTTTATATCACGATTAGGATACTTTACTTGTATCTCTGTCGCTAATTCATCTGCAATCATTTCGCATGACTTAAAGTCCAGTTGTATAACGTCTCCGCTATACAACCTTTCTAGCCAGCGTTTAAACTGTATAAATTCAATGTCTCTATCGTTATGGAATATTTCTATCCAAACTCTAAAGTAAAAAGTATGTCTGTGAGGATAACCTAGAAAAGATACATCGTCCCAACCGCCAGTAGCGAGTTTAGGATCCGTGTCTGCTCCAGGATACTTGTGAATTCCTTCCTTCGTAAATGTTACCCAAATACTTCTCATCAATATTCCTTATACAATATTAGTTGCTTGTGGGCCTTTCGGTCCATCTTCGACATCGTATGATACTTTTTGATTCTCATCAAGTGAAGCATACCCGTCTGTTTTTATAGCTGAAAAATGTGCGAACACATCTTTTCCACCGTCGTCAGGCGTAATAAATCCAAAACCTTTAGATGTATTAAACCATTTTACTGTTCCATTTGCCATTTTATTTCTCTCTTTGTGAAGTCTTACCTTCGGTTATTAATTCTAAAGGTAATTCCTTCAAAATATTACTTGCCTTACTCAAAGTTTCACCTTAAAGTTAAACATGAAGATGCTTTCATCTTCGTAATCCTGTGTGTATTCGTTTGCTAAACCAATACTAAATCTTTCTGTAATCGCATAACTAAGTTCTTGTTCCATTCTCAAGTAATACTCATCACTGTTTTCGTGTAGTATTTTATTAGTTAATGTTAAATTTGCTGTGGGCTTCCATTCTATCCACACACTAGTTCGTAGAATCAGTTCAGTATCCATAGCTTTCAAATATGCCAATGATGACTCTGTACTAATCTTCCACTTGTCGTTCTTAAATAATTTGTATCCGTACCCAAGTCCTGCTACTGTTCTTAGTGAGTAGTCTCTAAACTTATCAGCATCTGTTTGTAATACTGCAAGTACATACATCTTTTCGTTGATGTCTTTGTTGAGCTTCCAGTTAGTATACAAACTTTGTTGACGCTTGTCACTGTCTGCATAACTTGTATAAAAGTCTGCTTCAATTGTGTACTGCCAACCGTTCTCTAAATCTTTTCTATGGTCGAAGTCTAAGTTAATCTGTACATCTTCATCTACATTAAAAAAGTCTCCGCCTCCACTAATGCTAGTGTCTGCATTGGCTTCTTGAGCCCATAGCATAAACACCATAATAGCCGCTACAATATATAGTGGGCTAAAGTTGATGTGGAAGTTTTTATCGAATTTAGTCATTACTTGTCCTTTAGCTCGTCCAGAGCCTGTTGTCTAGTGATGTTCATTTTGTCCAATGCTTCTGTAATCTCAAAGTCGTAATACTTGCCTGTAAACTTTCTCAATTTATTACGCTCTGTTAACATTACACTTGATTCCCATAGCATATAACCAGAGGCTAAACCTACTGATATACCTATAACAATTATTACAAAATCTAATATCAACTGTTTCGTCTCCTTCCTTTATATCTACTTCTCTTGGGCTTAGGATTCTCTGCTACGATTTCTTCTTCGTATTCTTCCATCTCTTCGTCCAAGTCTTGTTGGTTAAAGTCTTCTAGCTTTGCCTTAAATGCAGTAACAAGGTCCATGAGTTCATGTCCAATGTCAGCATCGTCATTCGTATCTAGTTCTATTTCAAATTTTATCTTCATAAGTTCTTCACATTAATATATATTATATGTTCTTTACTGGCACATGTCAACCATTTTTTTTGGTAATTAATCAATTACTTCGTCTCCAACATAGTCGGACCAATCGGTGTATTTGGATCTATCCATCAAGTCATGCAACTGATGACACCAAACACCTGTGTTAGTTCCTTTAAAGGAACTGTCGTCTAACTTAACAGTTGTGTTATAGTTAAACAGTTTTATAGCAGGTAACCTAACAGCAATCATAGGCACAAACTTATTATAGTCATTCCAGCCGTTGTCATGAAACCATTGGTGATTTGCGTAAGCACTATCAAAGTCCAGTGTTATCCAAATGTCTGCTTTTATTAGCTCTGAAATTATATGATCCCACTGATCCCATTGGTCTGCATCCTCGCCGGGTTGGAAAGAGTTAGCACAACCTAAGTACGCATGGTCAATGCCGTTGTCTAAGCACCGCTGTAATATCTCTTTAGAGTTCTGTTTGCCAATAACAAACAATGTTTTCTTACCATACAACGGAGTACGCTCTACTTCAATACCTATAAAAAACTTAGGATCTTCTCCAAAGTTATCTCTGCCTTCTACTGTCGTCATACTATGTAATCTCCTCTGTCTTTTGTCGCTGTTCTCTTCTTACCCGATGGACTAGTGTACTCTTCTTTTATACCTTTCGTACCACCTTCTCCGGTGAACACTTTATATACGGCATACAATGTTACTATGAATAGTACCGACATAAAGATAATCATGTTAATATCCATCATGTCCATTCTATATAACTCCTACCCATTCCAGGCTTCTTTGTTATGTTCTCAGCAAATGCTATTGGCACTTGATTAAAACTATTGTACGAGTGTGTCCACATGTCAGCAACTTCTATACTGCCTTCACGCACCATTACAACACCAATTCTCATACACTCTATAAACTTATCGTCTCTTGGACTAGGACAATGTATTTTAATATTGTTCCAAAGGAACTTACTAAAGTCTGTGCTGACTGGCGTAGATTTCTCTGCACCAACAACATAATGTCCGTTAGGTCTAACGTCAATGTTCTCAAAATGAGATGGACTAGAACTTAAATCAAATACTATATCGTATTCCTTTGAAGGTCTGTCCTTAACTATTACATTAGTTTGTTCTTCCCAGAAGTCCATTCCACTTCTACCTACTACATCTATATTAGTATTTAGGCTAAACTTGATGTACTGATACAAAACTCTCGCTAAAAAGCCTGTGCCAATAATACATACTTGCTTGTTCTTTCCTATATTTCCAACGCTTTGTGCAATGTTAATAGCACATGCAACAGGCTCAATTATATACTTAGGACTTGCTTCAGGAACCTTAACAAACGTGCCTTGTGGCGCATTGTAACGCTCTGCGTAGGCTGGTTCGCCTCTTGTGGCAACATAGTCGCCGACTTCTACATTAAATATACCTGATCCAATCTCTAAAACCTTACCAAGTGATTCGTGTCCATGCATGTGAGTAGGTAGTAAAGGAAACTCTCCCTTATACATTGCTACATCACTACTACAAACACCAGTGTAAACACTCTTTACGGCTATCTCATTGACTTCTAATGTAGGCACATCATATTCTTGCTTGATAATATCCATCATACCAGTTGTATAGTATTGTTTAACCTTCATGGTATGCCTCTAGGTTCTTATGTATCCACGTATCAATATGTCTGTGTAATTCATATGGTTCTGTTACACCTACAGCTATCATACTGCCGTATGCGTCTGCAGGACATAAGCCAAAGTTCCATTGGTACATACTACTCTCAGTATATATCTTAACACTTTGGTTATCGTAACCTTGTTTCCAACTAGCTCTAACATTAATAGGATACTTGTCGTCGATGTACCATGTCTCTTGAGCATAGTCACATACGTTGTATATACCGTTGTTAGTTAATGTGCCATAGTCACTACCAGTTAGGTCATCTAATACATGTTGTTGTGCCATGCTGTGGCTACTACGTTCCATGCTTGGAACACCACCGAATATCTTAATCAGCTGACAATACAAATGTGGGAACAAATCTAATGCAACTCCTCCCCATGCTTTACGTCTTTGTGTACTCCAGCCACCAGGATTTGGTATTCTATCAGCACTAAACCAAGTAATGTCTATACCAGTGAGTTCCTCATCTCCTTTTAAAAAGTCATCTACAGCACCATAATTATTTCTATATAAGTTATTCTTACATAGGATAAACTTAGTGTGTGGGTGGTCTTCGCAAAGGTTATTCCATTGTGATGAACTTGGCAAGCCAGGCTTCTCAATGAATATAGTTTCTACTTTGTCTGCTAATAGTCTAGCAATTGAATCGTGTGTGAAGTTAGGTGTACAAATGACTGCCACATCATATTGGTCAGTCACTTGTTTTGTATCTTCGAATGTTGCACCACCTACTAAAGGATCTACTGTGTCTACAGTATAGCCTAGTTTAATAAGTTCAGGGAGATAAACATTACTGCCTATGCCTCCTAACCCAACAAGTAGTGCATTCATTCTATAACTCCGCCGCCAAGTTTGTTAGTGAGTCTTCCATCATTTGATCAAACTCTCCTTCTACTTGTTGCTCTACTTCTTCATCGAAGAAAGAACTAGTAGGTGAGGAGTTGAATGCCGTGTCTGCATCTTTGTGTTTGTTATTACTAACATCATCTAAGAACAGTTTAGCATCGTCTAATAGTTTGTGAGGATCATCACTAGTGAATAGTTCTTTAACAAATGTATCAAACATCAACATATTTCTAGGCGTGTATAAACTTTCTTGATTAAGTTTCTTACCTTTCTTCTGCCAGTTTCTCCAATCTAGTTGGTAGTTCTCGCATTCTAATGTTGCTAGGCTGTTTGCTTCTTGTACTGCTCTAATATGCATGTATACATTGTGTGACATCAGTAAGCCGTATGTGAAACTATCCCATGAAGTCTTACCTTCCTTGTGGATCTTGTTCAGCATACCCGGAGCATACCAATTAACATCACCAGTAACTAGTCTGCTACCAATCTCACTCTCCCAAGGGAAAGGATTGTTAGACAAGTTGCCAGGTGAGTGATGACTAAATGCTTTGTTATCAAAACACTTCTCCATAATGTAACTCATCTGATTACTAGTAACTTTGTTTCTTGTGTATACTAAACCGTTTGCACTACTAATGTATGGACTAGCACAATCAAAACTAACTGTGATGTTAGGGTTAACATGTTCTCTTAACTGTCGCTGTATGCTTGTAAGCATTACACCCCATTCAAGTTTACTAGTACCCAAGAAGTGAATCCAATCTCTGTCTTGTAACTTCTCATCATCACGCAAAGTAATGATACGTTTCAGTGCCATGTGCATGTCGCGGATATTGTTACCACCCATGCCCCAACCTTCTGTGTCGTAGTCTTTTACCTTCTGATACCATTCTTCAGCATCGTCCCAGTATGTTCCTTGTAATACATTAAGGAACTTTGTGTTGCCTTGTCTGTGATCCATAAACCAATCTAGGTTGTATGCAGTACACTTCAAGCATTCGTCGAAGTTCTGTAGTCCAGTCTTCTCTTTAAAGCCAGGCTTACATGCCCAACTCGGAACATCAAATGTCATACTCCAGTCTGCTGTATGTTCTAACCAGTTGAGGATCTTACCTCTAACTCTATCAGCATCACCTTTGTATCCAACATCACCAGGCTTCTCGAAGAAGTTTTCCCAGTCAAACTTAATAACACCTTTACCAATCTGGAAACCACCGGAGTCGCCTACAATAGTTGTGTTAGTTCTGTCTCTGTTTTGTATAATGTGTTCCATTACCTTACTCTTCTCTATGTCCAAGTAAGCATGACCGGCACTATAAAGTGCTTTGTTATAATAGTAGTAGCCTTTCTCTTTATCCAGGAAGTTCATGCCTTCGAAGCCATGCTCAAATCCATTCGGGACTCTGCCTTCAGGGATATATCCAGGCACACTCTTACATCTGCCTAACAACTCTGTCATAAAGCCGCTTACCGCAGGTAAAAATGTTGCATAGTCACTATGCGTCTTGGATAAATCTCTCATGCTTATCTTCTCGCTGGTAGTAAGTAAGTATAAATGCCTAAGCCACTGTCTACTTTAATTTGTAGTAAGCCTTGATTGTTAATACTTAATACTAAGTTACTATTGTCTCCAAGTCTAAGAATCTTTAACACGATATCTAAGGGCCAGTTCCATTCGGAAGTAAGGTCGCCTTCAACATTGTTATCAATTAGGATCTTAGTCCTGTCACTTGCATCACCGCCAACTAGGAAGTACAATGCACCGTTCTCTGTCTTAGGTGTAAAGTTTGCTTCATAGCCTGCTTGTACGCCATTAAAGTATGCTAAATCCTTTAACGCTTTAACACTTGGTAAAATGTTTACGTCAAACTCTGCACCTTTAAACTTAATGTCTTTAAGTTGTTGGTTAATAACATCTGCTAACATAAATCTATAATGTGCATCTGTTCCAGTTGTGTCTTTAAACTTAACTTCAACAGGAGTTTCAGTTCCGTTCCTGTCTTGTGTAACTACTTCAACTGTAGCATCGTCGGCATCAAAGCCTGGATAGTTAATAAAGCCTTGTAGTACACCCATTCTGCTTAGACCAATAGTTGCATCTGCAAAGTCTACTACAGGATTAATACTAAATCCTTTAACAATAACTGTCTTATCTGCATCAACTGTTTCAATCTCAGTAAGCTCAGTTGTTCCTCTAATTTTTGCCATTTCAAAGATGCCTAGACCATGTGTATGTCTTAGTACGTCTTTAAAAAAGTCTTTTACATAATTATTCATATTTTCTCCGGTAAATGAATTCGTTTCAACATTATACTACTTTTATTTAGGCAAGTCAAGTTATTTCTTGCCCTTAATCTTGTTTAACATTTTAATTGTATTAAACATATCTTTAACTGGATTACTATCATCCAGATTCTTGACGACCTCTAACATAATTAGTAAGTCTCCAACTGTTTCTTCACTGAGTTCGTGTTCGCCTATATTAATTGCTGGCGGGTCCATGAGTGTGTTCCACTTGTTGTTCCCAGTCATTCCAGCATAAACAGTCGGGCTACTGTTTGCCGAGCCACTTACTGTAATGGTGCCTTGATTTATTGCTGTTCCTGATGTAGTGAACGTAGGAGCGGGAGTACAACTAGACATAGGACTAACTGTTACTGGTCCACCGAGCCCTGTGTTAATAACTACACTGCCTGATGTTAGTGGTTGTGTGTTCCATTTTTGGTTCATCTATCTCGCCTTAAAATTCAAAATACTGTTGGAATGCCGCACTATCGTTAGCACTCTTAAGATCCCAATTCATTACACCTAGTACGTTTTGTATCTTCTTATCCAATACTGCTTCTTCCATTGCGTCTTCGTCGAACGGCATATCTTTAAACCATTGTGGAATCTGCATTTCATCTGTAGGATAAGCCATACTAGTATAGCCCATTGGGTTTGGCTTTAGTGTGCACACTACAACTTTACTACCGTCCATAATCTGTAAACTATAGTTGTCTCCGTTAGCAAATCGCATAGCATTGTAATTAATACTAGCTCTAACATGTCCGGGTATCATCTTGTTCTCGCCATCATCGGCGGCTCCAGTCATACCAAACATAGTACTGCCAGTTGGCATACTGTTTTGTTGCTTACGAAGTTTGTCAGTGTACTTGGTTAAGTTGTTAACACGTTTAGGCATTCCTTTCCTCCAAGCATCTAACTCACCAAATGATTCTTTAAAGTCTTTAATCATTTGTATAACTTCTGGCTCTTGCTTTCCTTCAAGTGTATCGTCTAGTATCTCTTCTAGGAAGTCTTGTATGAACTCAGGTGTGTCTGAACGCTTAATGTCCATACCCATAATTTTAAGATATCCACCTTCTGGTTGCCACCCTTCAATATCTAAACACTTGATTGCATACCGCTTCTTAGTAATAAAGATACCTGACTTACCAACTACCTCTCTACCTGCTTTAATAACGCTACCCATCTCTGTTGGACTATTAAAGTCTTGCTTCATAAAGTCTGGGAAGGTATCACTAACCTGGTCACTGATACGATCATACAAGCTGACAGCACTATCCATATCTAAATGCATATCATCAGGTAAGGCAGGCGTTGCCGTGAAGTACACTGAGTCAGTGTCTCCATAAATGATTGTGTCGCCTGTATGATCGTAACTTCCTGTGAGCAACTCATTCACTTTTGCTCCCATGTGGCGTGTGATACGCCTTCCGGTCAAAGTAGTACTCTGACCAATACGTTTATCAAAGAATCTACAGCCTGGGTTTAGGATCGCACCATACAAACTGTTCAAGTTAATCTTCTTAACTAACTGTCGCTTGTCATAGAATGCCTTCTCCGCCTCTGTAGTTGCTTCTTTCTTCTTTGCTTGTAATACTTGACGTTCAGTATACCAACGCTCTAGTAAGCCTGGTACAATGCCTAGTACGTCTGTTTTAAATATAGTTCCGTTAGCACTAATGCTCCAAGGTTGACCACTGTTGAATATTAAGTTGTACACATCACTGCCTGTTACTTCTGCAGTTGTGCCGTCTTCCATATCCAATGTCATTGTACGAGCATTGTCTTGCTCCATAACTAGTTCGTATTCGTTTGATCCGAACTTACCTAGCCAAGCATCTGCAAATGAACTCTTCTCTAATCTAATCTTTGCTTCAACTTCTTCATCAGTAAAGTCAGGACGCAACTGTCCAACGATAGTTTCGTTAGCCATATTCAATGCACGGAATACACTTGGGTACAGACTGTTAATATCCATACTGCCAATCCATTCGTGAAAGCCTTTCTTAGGTGTTGCCACAAAGGCACCAGCCGCCGCTGATCCTTTCTTACTACCACCTCGCTTTCTATCTGGCACTACCATGTCACGTCTGTGTGCTTCATTAATAATTGCTTGTTCAGTAGTTGCCACAGCACCCATTGTAGTATACAGTAGCACGGTGTTGTCATGTGCAATAGTATTAGCTAAGTCAATGAACTGTAGTTTCTTATCCATACGAGCAATAAGCATAACGTCTTGTATGTTATACTCTAAGAATCTACCAAAGTCATGATTGTATAGTCTGTCAAGCGATCCATCATAGACAACTTTCTTCTCACCTAGTTCAATCTCTCCGATAGCATCTAGCCTATAACTGTGTCGTTCCTCATAGTTGTACTTACGATATAGTTGTAAGTAGTCCAAGTGTACACGACCAATTAGGTCATAGCTCTGTCTCTCTGTACCAAAGTTCTCATACATTCTCTCCTTGGGTAACTGATTAAACAAACACATCTGCCTAGTAGCACTACGTCCTAGTATCTTAACGATCCTATTAATAGTGTAAGGGATATCATAACCCTCGCTGTTCCAACCGGACAATATGTCTGCATCATCAATCAAATGTAGGAATGTTCTAAGCATCTCTGCTTCGTCTTTAAATAGTATTACTTCTTTGTATGCACTAGCAATGTTCTCTGCCTGTTCCCATGTCAATGTCTTCGGTGGAACTGCAAGACATACCATAGTATCCATCCAGTCCATATAAAAGCCAATTGCTGTGATAGGCATGAGGGCATCTTCAGGCGTACTAAATCCGTTAACAGGATCAAAGTCTACCTCGATGTCAAAGAAACATGTATGTAGTTTAGGTGGATCAATATTGAGATAGTTCTTCTCTAGTGTTTTGTTAACAGGCTTAACATCAGTCTCATATAACTTACCAGTTGCTCTATTAATAGCAATGTTCTTCCTGAACTCTTTGAGACTTTTGCATCTAATCTCTGTGACTGGCTCATCATGAATACTACGCTTCTTGCCTTTAGGATCACTAAAATAAAAGTTGTACTCAGGCTGATGTGTGATAATCTTACGTTCGCCGTTCACTCGTTCGGCTACATAAATTTTATCTTTGGCTGTGTCGTGGAATGCATCGACGTAACTCATATTTGTTCTATCCTAGAAATTAAAGTGTTTTGCCGACAGTTTCCAGGATTGTTTCGAGTTCATCGAACTTATCTCTTTCATCTGTAAACTTAGCCTTATGAGCAACTTTAACTGCTTTCATAAGTACTCCAGCTTTAAGGTCCATTTCTTCTGCAATTGCTTTTACAGTTTCTCGTAACCCTTCGCTCAGTGCGTCTACTTCGTATAGGACTTGATCGCCCTCTTGGATAAGTTTCTTTAGTCTTGCTTGTTCTTCTGCGTTGAATGTTTTGTTAAATGCCATTTCTACCTCTTTGTTACTGTGTGTGTTGAATGTAGTAATATTTATTACTTATGCTCTTATTATACACTAAAAGCTGGTTATGTCAAGAACTATCTTTTAGATAAATACTAATAGTAGAATACATACAGTAAACAGAAGTTTTGTAGGAGAAACGAAAATGGCAGAAGATAAAGCAGAAGTAAGCATGACCCGTAAAGAGTATGATGCATTGAAGGCAAAAGCGGCAGGCGATGCTCCAGCTGGTGATGGTCCGACAGTTGATAATCGTGGATTTAAAACAGTCGAAGGAATGGAAGATATAGACACTAACGGAGATGGACATATCTCTAAAGGTGAAATGGATATGCACTTAGAATTCAAGAGAAAAGAATTAGAAGATGCAGATGCAATGAGAGATGCTCAACGTAAGATGGCTTGGTTCTCATTATTTGGCATGTTACTATACCCATTCGCAGTAGTTTTTGCCAGCTTGGCAGGACTAAGTGAAGCACAGTCAACACTAGGATCAATGGCACCAACATACTTTGTTGCAGTTGCCGGTATTGTTGCCGCATTCTTTGGTGCTCAGGCGTTTAGCAAAGGTAAATAATCATAATGGCATTTATAAAACACTTTACAAGAATGATTACTCGAGAAGAGTTATCCGACGAAGACGTTATCGAATACTTTGATATCGTGCAGAGTGTTGTTGCCACCAAATTATTAACTGCGTATGACCAAGAGAAAGAACAAGTAGGCATTGAAGTTATATCATACACAGACGAAGACAAGGAAGGAGAGTTATTCATATACGAAATAGTATTAGATGAAATGATCCTCCCTACAGAAGGTGATGAGATTAGTACTATCTTATTTGAAGAGTTTGAAGACATCACCTTTAGCTTCGAAGCCAGCATAGAGATTTAACATTGGCTAAAGACAAGCACGGAATTCCGTTTCACCCTGCGGAGTACGATCCAGACTATCCCAGAATAAAATGTATAGAATGTGGACTAATGAATAGTTGCACACATTTACCTATGGATGCTGAACCTTGGTACCCTAGGCTACCTATCTTACTTGAAGGTGGTAGTGTTCAAAGCATAGGAGAGATACAATTTCATCCTTACACAATACATTCGCTAAATGCAATAGCTAAATCTAAAATATCTCAAAGCAAGATAGTTATAGAAAACTTTATTGCTCCAGCACTATTAGAAAGTCTTAATGCTAACTGGCCCACAGAGTTTTTACCGCCAGAAGTTAAAGGAAGACTACAAGCAAACATAGACTGCAATCCTGCATTCCAGGAGCTACATGACTTAGTATTCAATCATGAGTACATTAGAATGGCTATAGCAGATAAGTTTTCAATACATCAAGAGCATGATTGCAATGTTTGGCTGTGGCAAGATACTAATCAATTCACAGTTAATGATGTACATGTTGATAGCGATGAGTTTGGTATTACATTTGGCATGTACTTGCCAGGAGAACTACAAGTTTAATAAGAGAGAACTGCACACTCATAGACCAACTACCATTCACTAATGGTACAGCATACTTTATACCTAGATCTGCAAAAGCATGGCATAGCAGTCCTATAATTAATAAAGACATCAGGAGGAAGCATGTATACGGATTTTATTCAGAATCTAAATAATACAATATATAAAGTAGAACAGTCCGAACTACTTACAGCACCCTGGCCCCATATGTTTGTTGCCGAACCTATCAACCAAAACTATCGCACGTTTCTAGAGTATGCAGATTCTGTTAATATAGTGCATGAACATGATGTTTACGGTTGCAGAGATGAATATGTATTAACTGCATTAGATATTTCTACATCAGACGTAAGACAATTCAACAAGTTAATGGAAAAACTATTTTTTGCTATTGCTAAGAAGTTTGGCGACGAAGTATCAGAAGCTCCAGTGCCTTGTGTCACGTTTTGGAAAGATACAGACAAGTTATTAATAAACGATATACATACAGATCAGTTCTTCGATCCTACATACTATACTATCAGTGCTATGATCTACCTGCCTAAAGATGACAGTCAAAGACGTTATGGTACTAAACTGTTTACTTACATAGGCGATGATATTCATACAGATGCTATGCAAGATGAAGGCATGACTCAACCCCACATGGCACATAAAGACAAAGAACATAATTGGAAACACGAAGTTACTGTACCTTTCATGCCTAACACAATGTTTATAACAACCAACGCACAAGGCTCATGGCATCAGGCTCCGACTAATATCGCTCCAGGTGATGTAAGGGAAAGTGTTATGATTCGTTGGAAGTGCGAGTATTAACTACCGTTAATACGAGTTTTAACTAGCAATAGCTCTGTCAGACATTCTACGCCAATTAGTTCCATCATTAAATACAACAGAAGCTCCACCCGTTTCGTCAGTACACAATGCAAGGTCTCCTGCACTTACTGAGCTAGGTAAACTTGATACTACATAGTTAGGTAGTTGTGGTAAGCCACTGCTGACTTGTAGATAGCCTGAGTCACTAAATGTAACGTTTGCTGTTGCAACATTACCCCAATCGCTAGTGAGTGTTGTGCTACCACTTATCAGTCCGTAGTCTGTTAATGCTCCAAATGATAATGCTGTAACTTTGTCTACGTTAGTAGTACTTGAAGCAGAGCCTTGCCAAACAAGAATACCAGTTGAACTATTGTATGAAAGTTCGTTACCAGCAGTTGAGTTATCAGTTACACTAATTGCCGCTCTTGCTCTTGGATTAGTATAGTATAACTTACCTGATCCTTCTGGTAAACTATCTGTGCTAAGGTTACCAACTCTAGTGTCTACTCTAGCGTCAGTGTAATACAAGTTAGTTTCTTCTGTAACACTTGAACTCTTAAGTCCAGTTACAGTTGCATCAGTTACTGTGATACCAGTTGTAAATGTCTTTTGACCAGCAAATGATTCAACTCCACTGCTATGCATAATACTTGCATTAGCAATTTCAGTAGTAATCATTTGATCTATTCGACCTGTTGTAGCAAATTCGCTGTCGTCACTGTTCCAAGTTTCACCTTGAGTAACGTATGCCGCCGCGCCAAAGTCATCAACTGCTACTGCACCACCAAGTAGTAATGTACCACTTGCATTTGGCATAGTAATAGTTCTGTCTGCTGTTGGGTTTGTTGCTGTTAGAGTAGTTTCATAGTCGTCAGCTGAACTGCCTTCAAATACTAAACTCTCTTGTACATTTATCGTAGTAGAATCTATAGTAGTAGTCGTACCTTCAACTGTTAGATTACCGGAGACCGTTAAGTCACCAACATCTGTAGTAAGGATTTCGTTCCATGTAACTGAACCACCAGTTTTGGTTGCTATCTTAGTAAGTTCGTTTGACTTATCTAGCCAAATATCGCCTGTACTAACTTCATTTGCAACTGGTGTTGCTACTCCACCAAAGATTTTACCACCACGCTTACCTATTTGGTAATTTGTATTAGTAGTACCTTTGGCATTCATAAAGACTGCCATTATATTATACTCCGATCTGTTATTGTTAACAGTCTAGAAACCCTAAAGTTTCTAGTTCTAAGTTATAATACTATTTATCATCTGTATGAACATTAACTCTATTAATAAATGTCTCTTTGCATTTAGAGTACTTAGACACGTCATGTCCTTTAACATGTCCTACGAAGTTTATAGTGTTGCCTTCTGCTAGTGCAGTCCTTGGCTCAAATTCAGGTGAACGTCTGTATAAGTCATAAAAGAACTTAACTATGTTACCTTTGTCTGTGAGTACTGCAACCAATAAACTATTAGTTCGATTCATAAAACGTGACATTTTAACAACACCACTGAACTCTGACCTGGTCTTTATCTCACCTTCATATTCAGATGTCTTACGCAAACTTTGTTCTTCCTCTGCCCAAACATCATGCTTGGTATTGTTTCTATACACGTTAGGTAACGATCCAACAATAGGAAGCCTATCATCTCTACCTCGTAGATTGATGTCAACTGCTTTAATAAGATCAGTAATCTTCTTCTCATACTCACTCAGTTCACGTTGCATAGCCTTAAACACTAATCCTTCGAAGTATTCAACGATTAAGTCTGCTGTAACATAGTCCTGGTCCGTAACGGAACCAACTACTGAAGTCTTAGGGTCCTTTAACGAATGGATTAATAGGCTGAAGTTGGGTTTTATAGAGCCTGTTGCTTCATGCGATTTGATGTACTTATACCCTTGGTATCTGTCAACAGCAACGGCATGAGCAATAACTTCTTTTCCTGTGTATAATCGCATAGTAGTTTCCTTATCTAATATATTGAATAGGTTTGTTTTGAGTCTCGTTAATTAGGATATTGTAAATATGTTCCCAATTTTTAACAACGATAGCATTCAATACTTCGCTATCCATGTTATGACCATGTTCCATTAAAATAGATTTAAAGCCTACTTTAGTACCAGCATCTGCATTCAGTGGCTTGTCTTCAATCCAATAGCAGTCTTTGTACTTGGCATATCCTGCCAACTCTGTCAATGCATCATCTTTATCAGCACCAGTGTCTAAACAAATAACTCTTTCAAATGCATCGCCCATTAACTTCTTGAGGTTTCTTTCCCTTAGGTATTTCGCATAAGGATCTAGGCTCAGGCTTGTTAAAGCAATAAACTTGTAACGATGTTTCTCATGGAGTAAATTAATATACCATTGGGCATCTCTTAATGGAGGCAAAAAGCCTATTGCGGCACTCTCATTAAATTGCTTAATAAGTTTATGTCCAGCATTTCTGCTCATGCCGTACCTGTCTCCGATGCTGTAAATGAACTGAGCTCCTTCTACTTTCTCGTGTCCATGATGCTCCATCCAAATGCTGAAGCCTTCTTCCCAATCTAAGACAACGCCATCGATGTCTGTTATAATATACTTAGTTCCCATCTACTACCTCTGGAATAATTCCACCCTCTTCTAAAAATTCTAATTCGCTTTGAACAGTTGCTATATACTTGTCGCTGGCTTCAACGGTAAATCCGTTATCCAACTTCACAGAATAATTATCAACTACCTTTACCACACGATAATAATCATTTGCTCCGTGCAATCTAATGTAATCACCTACAAAAATAACCATTAGTCTAACCTCGATCCTGAATAAATTGGAGTATCTGGAAGATACTTTATAACAGTAGCCACATACGCATTGACACCACACTCCTTAGCACTCATGTCCTGAGTGTAATTACCCGATGGGTTCCAAAGACTGTAACCACCGTTGTAACTTTTATCAAAGCCTTGAGCAATAAAACTCTTACCAATTTTAGTATTGCCTTTAACTCTTGCATCAACCCAAGCAAATCCACAATTCATAGGATGTTCTCCGTGAATTAAAATGTACTGCTGAGTTGCCAATTGAGCATTCGCTACCGCTTCGTTATGAATTTCTGTAGTTAACATTATGCTACCTCTAATGATTTAGTTTGAATTTGTGCAAAGCCCATACCATCTACAATGTTGAACTCACCAGTTGAAGTGTCTTCAACAATGTCGCCTACTGATAGTGAATGCATGTCTCTAAAAGTTACAACCTCACCGCTCTTACGAGTAACTGTCTTCATAGTAAAACCACTAACAAAAGCATCAAACGTTTCGTCTGTGTCAGTGTCTTCGTTGTAGTAGTAACCATTTAGGATTTTGAATACTTCTTCTAATTCGCTATTAACTGGACCTTCAAAGTTAGCAACTTCACATACCTTAGTGTAATGCTCAAACATATCAGTAGTAAATCCTTCTGAACCTTTATGCATTACTTCCATATGAGCATTGTACTCTGGGTACTTTTCAGAAGTCTTTGTGTGTCCGCCTTCTGGACCGTTAACAAAGTTGTATACTTCTTCGCTTAGTTTGATTTGGTAAATGTTGTACATATTGCTTTCCCTTATTGCTTAATATACAACTATTATACTAGGTTTCGGGGGCAGAGTCAACCTTTTTTACCAGTTTTTTTGGTATATTTTAGGGTGCTAAGTGCTTGATTTGAGTGCTTTTTTAATAGCTCGGTCGCTTCGGATTACATGTTTTGCCATGTTTCTGCTACCGGTCATGAAGTTTTGTACTAATTCTTCGCTTGTTATTACTTTACATTGGACTACTTGCTCTACTATATCATAGCCTTTACCGTTGTCTTCCATGCAATCCATGATCATTTCAGCGGCATCCATTGTGTCTATCATACGGTCTGGATTAAGTCCCATGCCTACTGATCTGGTCAGTAAGGGAGAGTTAACGAAACTAAAGCTGATGTTGAACATTCGTATTTGGTGTTCAATTCCATCTCTGAAACTGTTAACGATAATGAACTGAGCTTGTTCAAACTTATCGTCTCCGTAAGTACTCCATTGTGGCTCTACATTTACATTGGGTTGGTACCCTGCAATAGAACCTATATTAATAATTGTTTTTGGTTTGCCTTTCCACTCTTCGAATAGTGTGGTCAGTATTTTAGTTTGTACACCAGGATAGTATGCATTGTTTATAAACACATCAGGATCAAACTTAATTAACTCTGCTATGATATCATCACCGTCATTGGTAGCAATGTTCCAGCCGTTACTCTTAGAGTAACCTCTAACATCATTAACACCATCTAACGTAAGGTCAGACATGTCATGGACTGCCTGTCCTATTCCGCTAGTATGTCCTGTGATTGCTATCTTAGTCAAAGTGTTTTCCTAGTACATCATCTACTTTCTTTTTAGTCAGTTGTTCTACGTTGTTAACATCGACTACAATAGTAATCTGTTTAACATTAGTAAAAGCCTGGATCATCGTCGCCCAAGTTTTGTTAGGGGCAGTCGGTAATGGATCTTTGAGTTCCGTATGATCCAGCTTTGCCTGTGTTCCATCGATAAATTCTAAAACTACCTGATCAATCATTTCAACAGGTATCTCCGTAGGAAAGACTTCCTTGAGTAACGACTCAAATTTCTTGTTCTTACTATGCTTCGCAACCAATAATATCTTAATGTCGTGAGCTGACACGCTTTCTCCTTTAACCCTACAGTTATGTTTTAGAACTGGTACTATACTGTATCAGTTTTTGGCGGACGACCTGGGCCTCTTTTAGGCTTCAGTTCTGGTGCCATTTCGTATGCCTGTGCCAATTTGGCTTGAGCATCACTCAACATTGCATTCGCGTCTGCTTCAATAAGTTCTGACTGTGCAATTAAACCTTTTGCAATCCCTTCAGGACTATTGTCTGCTTCAACAGGTGCATTTACATTAGCCACTTGCGATTCCGCAATTGGGTTCATAGCCGCTTCTGTTTTTAACGCTGGGTTACTACCTGCTGTAATATTACTTAACTGCTTATTAATTTCAGCAAGTTCAACTTGTTGGTTAGGTAGTGGAGTTAACTTTACCATATTGACTGGTACTTTTAACAATTTCTTTCTACCATGTAGTGCTTCAAGCATGTTCTCGCCATCGCTTAATCTACGTCTAAAGAATACTTCACTGATTTCATTTGAGTTCTGACCTTCAGGACTATCTACAACAGACATAACGTCATCATGTAGTGATCCTTCTAGACCATCACTTATACAAATAAGTGCTGATTCTGTTTCTTCCGGTAGTGCTCTAAATACTACTACGCAAGGTTTCTCGCCGTATACTCCGACGTGTTTCATCATTGTTGCCATGTTATTCTCCTGCAGGTGCTTCTGCTGGTGCTTCTGCGCCAGTTCCGTCTGCTGTTTCCTGTTGTGCGGCATCTTGAGCATCTTTAACTGATCCTAAGAATTTTGTTAATTTATTAAACAATGCGCCGACTGGTTCTAATTCTCCGCCTCTGAATGCACCTCTTGTAGATGCGAGGTCAATAATTTGTGCCAAGCTGTTTAAGTCAACTAGTGAAATACTTTCCACTACTGCTTCATCGCCTGCGTTTACTTCTGGGTTAGCTGTTGCTGTTTGCTCAACTACTTCTTCAGCTACCTTACTTTCTGCTTTTGCCATTTTTACTGCTCCTATTTGTGTATGTAATAATGTTTGTACAGCAATATTTATAGATAAGTGAGTATTTAATTACGATTAATTGGTTAGTTTTTATACCTTTCTTACCACAATGATACCATAGCGGTCCATTACAGTATGTTCGCACCCAATTCTCTCTATAACTTTGTTCACAATGTCTATCATTATGTTACTGTTACCACAAACTATTGTTAATGGTACGTTGGTTTGATTTACTAGTATAAAGTTTTCGACCGTAAGGTCTGCTTCGGCATGACGGACGCCATGTAGGTCAAGCTTCATCTTCAAATGATACGAAGTCTTGTACAACTCCGCTATCGTCTATGACAACTCCACTAACAAATCCACCCTTACCAGCACCTGTGTCTGTAAATATCACAGTACCACCTTGCTCGTTTTCACTAACTACAACTTTGTTTATGTTTGAATCAAACGCAGGCTCTTCCTGAAATGGACTTCTATCGTGTCCGACTATAACAGTTTTGCCTTTAGGTATTGATCCAGTCCAGCCGTAGCTTCTGTGTGGGTATAGTTGTCCGAATCTTTCTATGAATGGCAAGTTCTTATCTATCTCACCGAACATAAATGTCTTCCTAACTTTCTTGTTATCAACACCTTCCCAAAACTCTCCACTAAATCCTGCGTGAGTAATGAAAGTGTCTCCAATTGAAACGAAAGAAGTCATTTTGTTATACAATTCAGTCCAGGCAGTTAATACTTCAGGGTCTTCTAATGCATCAACCGTACCTTGCTGGTTCTCACCAATAACTACATCGTTACCTTTAGTGTACCTATGTATTTTGTTATCGTGATTGCCTTCTATGAATTGTGCGTTGGGTAATGAGTTAGCAAGTTTGATAACTTCAGCTGGGTTAGAACCATAGTCAACTAAATCGCCAACAAATATCAAGTCCAAGTCCTTACTCGTAGCAAAATCGACGACTGCTGTCATCTGCTCGATCTCGTTATGTATGTCTCCTACGACTAAAAATCCCACTGTATATATCCCCTTAACCTCTTACTTTATATAACTATTATAGCAAATTCCATGGTGGATGTCAAGTGTTATTTATACGATTCTAGGGTGCCTTCTCGCACTAAATCAGTGCTTACACAATGCGGTCCACCAGCTAATGTCCTCATATGGCGCATCTGTACTGGAACTGGAGTTATCCCATGCTTCTCCATTGCACTCATTAAGTGCGTTTCTTCGCTTGGTACGATAACCGTGTTAGGATCAATGCTTAATGTGTTCATACCTATCCATTCACTTGCTGGAGCATAGTCTTCTAAGCATGGCTGTCCAACACACATCTCTTCTGTGTACCAGATCTTATCCCATGTTTTGAATAGCTCAGGGACTTTATCCTTGTCTACTCTACTAGCATTTAACACTACAAGCCCAGGACGTAACGGCATAATAGTACTGTCTACATGAGCCCAGCTATAAAGATCGTGCATCATATGAACTTTAAATGCGTCTCCGAGTGTGTTCTGTAGCCATTTAGCACCTTGCTCGTTACCTGTATTAGATATCAAATACAGTATGTCGTACCCACATCTAATCAAGTTAGCAGGATCTAAGATAGGCTCGTTGTTATTTACACTTGGGTCTCTGCCTGGCTGTAACTTATACAAGTCATCTTGTAGCATGGGCTTAGGCATTGGAAGCCATCTAGCACCTTGCATACTCTTCTCTTTGAATAGTTTGTTGAACAAGAATGTCTCATGGTACCTTGCTCGTAAACTCATAGCACCTTCTATTATAGTATCACCTATAACAGTTACACTATCGCGTGGACAGTATGCTTCGTATTGTGTTGATTCCCATAAGCCATTGCTCACAGTACTAGCGAAGTCTATGACGCTTGTATCAGGTCTGTGAACCTTAACGTCTGCTTGTTCTAGTACAGTAACTAATGCATCTAAGTCCTCTTCTGCCTCTTCGTATACATGCTCAGGGTATCGTCCCTTGGGCAGTTGTGCATACTCTTCTGGAGTTAAGTTAGCATAGTTAGTAGCATGGTGGCTCAAATCATTATCAGGTATGTTGGCATCTATTGCCGTTCCGATTATAATTTCTTTTAAGGTGTCCCACTCGTTGCAGGACCATATTGGTTTAGGAATGCTCATACCCAATATTTATACCTTGTATTGTTGGAGCAGGGTCTGATCCTGGTTCCACATACTGCTTGGCTAGTATGATGTCTCCGACACTTGATAGGTATAATAGGTAACCATCTTGATAAGGTACAGCACACCATGTCCCGGTGGCGTGGGCATCTAATAAATCTAATACTTCTTTGCAGTCAGTAAACCATTTATTAGTTAACATCTTCTCTGCCAACTCTGTGCCTCTCAATAATACAAACTCGTCTTGAGTTAGCCTATGGAACTTTGTAAACTTATATACTGATGTCATGCTACTTCATCTCTATTGTAAGGTACAGTTATGCCGAAAGGTGCAACAGGTGTCTGCCCGCCATAGCCTCCGCCATGCACAATAAACAATGTATCACAGTAGTTCTCATCGCCCCAACTGTTCCAAGGGTAACCATCTGTAAACATTACGAACTTCTTAGGCACTATGCCTTCTTCTTTGAACCAATCGAAACAACAATCAAAGTCAGTACCGCCACCGCCGCCTGGCTCGTACTCCATAAACTCTTCCATGTTATGCTCAGTGAACACTTGTGGATTATGTACTTCAGTATCAAAGCAGAACAAGTGTATACGGAAGTCGCTGTATTGATCCATAACACCTTTTGTTTCGCTAAGGATATCTCTAAGCATCTCATCGCTCATTGATCCTGATGTGTCAATACCAACTGCGATATCTATAGTCTCTTCTCTGTCCATGCCTGGCAACCAAATGCCACTGTCCATTCCTTTACGTGAACACTGATTGTAACTATAGTCACTTCTCATTACACTTTGGATTTGCTGTGGTAGTAACTCTTTCCAACTAAGTTGTGGATTAATTAGATCATCTACAAGACGTTTAATGCCACTAGGTAAGTTACCAGCGCCAGCCGAACGTGCCGCCTGTACCGTAGCATTCTTAAATGCTTCTTTAATACTACGTTTTTCGTCTTCTGTATATCTTACTGGACCTTTGGTTCCGTCATTAACGTTACCTTCCATACCTGGACCACTACCTTCGTCTTCACCATCTTCCATATCTAAGTGAACATCAAGTGTAGTTCCATCTTCAAAATCTTTGCCGTCTTCTTCCATTTGCTTGAACAAGTCAGCATATACTTCTTCACTCATCCAGTTACGATACTTGTAATCAAACAGTATCTCAACTAGTGTAATTCTCTCACCAATGTTACCTTCTACTAAATCCATGTTTACTACATAGTCATTAGCAATGTTCCAAAGCATTGGATTACGGTCACCTCGTCTACCAAAGTGATCGTAAACACAATGCTCTACTTCGTGTCCCCAAAGGAAAACTAAGTTTGGAATAGTTAGTGCTGATATAAAATCTTTATTGTAGTAGAAGTACTTGCCGTCTGTTGCGGCAGTTGGACACCATTCACTAGCGTCTTTAAATTCTAAACGACATGCTAAGTTTCCGTAGAACGGACATTGTAGTAACATGTTAATACGAGTTGATATAAGTCTATCTTCAACTTCTTTATCTGTGAGCTTGGATTCAGGAATAGTAGCAATAGCCTTGTGAGCTGTATCGCTTGGTGTTCCTGTTATCTTTGGTCCTTTCACTGCTAATGTATCTGTTTTAAATGACATAAAAACCTCCTACAATTTCTACTTAATATACAACTATTATACTACCAAAGTACCCCATAGTCAACCTTTTAATCAAAAAAAACCCCGCCTTGTGAGCAGGGTAAAACTTTTTGCTGTTAGGTTGTAGGAGTAACGTACGGTACGAGTATAACCAAGTACCGTTGTAGGATACAGCAACAGTTTTTTTTGTCCTATACCGTAGCGGGGAACAAGTACTTCCAGTACCGTTCCTTAAACTCCTTCTTGCCTTGGAGTTTTCTAGGCTTAATATCTATGTCGTGGTCACTAAGAACACTCTTAGCACTAAAGATAACCAACTCAGGTTCAAAGTTCTCCATTATAAAGTCAAAGAAGTAATCAACACCTTTGTCAAATGCCGCTTCGTCGTCCGCTTTATTAAGAGCGGCTAGTTCGTAGCATAATCCAATTGCGAATGAGTACTGAGCTGACTTCTCTTTTACCTTAAGGGTCTTAACTTTACCAGTTAATACATCTTCTGGGTTAGGTAGCTTTGAAGCAACCTTTCTATGTTCACAAAACTTAATAGCCATGCCTTCTCCAACTGCTCCAGCAATTTCTGCCTTCTGCTCAAAGTCAGGAGCGAACTCAAACCCTTCAGTTTCTAGTATTTCGCTTACGAAAGACCAACTACGTGGTGTAGCAAATGACTGACTTGATGTCTTAGGATCAAAGTCAAATAAATCTGCTTTACTGTATGTTAAGTACCCAACAACATCTTGGTGTATCTTATTATTAACAGCCCAAACACTCCAATCTTCGAAGTTAATGTCCATGTTAATATGACGGAATCTGTTTGCTAACGGACTAGGCATTCTATAAGTAACACCTCTATCAGTCTCTCTGTTACCAGCCGCTACAATTCTTACATTGCTTGGCATAACGTACTGACCAATTCGACCATTAAGGACTAACTGGTATGCCGCCGCTTGTACACTTGGAGGAGCTGAGTTCAACTCATCTAAGAACAATACAATCGTGTCGTACAGTTCTGACTGCTCCATGCTAGGAAGGTCTGCCGGTGGCGCCCACTCCATTTGATTTGTTTCTGCATTACGGAACGGATAACCTCTAAGGTCAGTTGGCTCCATTAATGCTAGACGCATATCAATCATTAAATTGTTACCGGGCATGTCCTTTACAATACCCTCTATTAGTTCAGATTTACCAATTCCTGGTGCACCCCACATGAATATTGGTCTCTTCGCCAAAAAGGCTCTGTTTACAATGTTCTTTGTCTGACTGGGTCTTACTGTTAATGTTTCCATATATTACTCCTACGAAATGTATGTTTGTTTTCTCAACCTATGCATATATTATACTAAAATCCGGTACCAATGTCAACCTTTTTCTGGAGCAAACTCCAAAAATATCTCTTTTAACTTGATTTCTAGGGCCTGAAGCTGGTTTAGGTCTAGGTCTGTGGTGAAATTATGCATGGTGTATTCAATTGCTTTCGCATAGTGAAAACATGCTTCGTATGAATCGTCGATATCTGACATTCTGGTGTGTAACTCTTCAGGGCTAAAACTCTCAATAGTAATTTCGTAATGAGTGTCGTTGTCCGCCTTCTTTGGTTTTGAAGGAAACTTTACTACGTTGTCTATTGGCTCGTTACCGTCGCCGTCTTTGTCTTTAGTCATGCGTATAGTATACGACTATTTCTGCTTGATGTCAAGTTTTATCCAAAAAAAAGCACACCTAAGTGTGCTTTTAATTTGTTTCTCTATCTACTTCTTATGTAAAGAACTGATATTCAACAGTCGCCGTTACCGCACCAGCAGTTGGTACGGAAGCTGTTGTTCCGTCTGACTGCTTGAATGAACAACTAATAGTTGCTCCGCCGGCTATAGTTTCTGCGCCTAAATCAACAACATAAAGACCAGTAACAGTTGGATCATTTTGAACCACTGCCATTAAGTCATTACTTCCGTCGTTAACAACAATACCATCAACGCCGTTACCAGTAAAACCAGTAGCAACTTTAAGAGTAAGTTTTGATCCAGTATAAGTTCTACCAGATGTGTTAGGCATAACGCCAATGTTGAATGAACTTGCTGAAGAGTTAGCTGTAAAGGAAGCTCTTAAGACAGTATCATCTACTGCGGCTACTTGTGAATCAACATAATCCTTAACAGCACCTGAGGTAGGAACAATAGTGTCACTATCTGTAAGTGTAGTTTGGAAGGATGCTATTGTAATTGCTCCATCGCTTAAACTTGCGAATGTAACAGTTCCAGAAGCTAATACGTCACTAACTTTAATACCTGCATCTGCAAGTGTTAAGTCGCCAGTGGCTGTACCTGTTGCTGTAGTTGTTGCAAAAGCAAATTTGTCTTCGCTCTCGTCCCAACCCATAAAGCCGTTATCACCAGTACTACCACGTTCTAGTACAATACCAATATCACTACTGTTTCCGCCAGCTAGTCCTGATTGTAATTCAATCAATGTATCTGAGATTGTAGTGTTAGTTGATGAAACACTTGTTGTAGTACCGTTAACAGTTAAGTTACCGGATAATACTAAGTCAACTGCACCAATACTAGTTGCGCCTGTTATAGCACCACTATTAACACTAAACGTGCCATCTGTTACTGTTGTACCTGTTACTGTTGTTGCACCCAAAGATGTTAAACCAGTTACGTTAGAATCTAGATTAACTGTCAATGTGTCAGTTGCACTAGCTACTGTAGTAATATTAGTTCCACCTGCTATGTCAACTGTGTCTCCACCGTTAACAGTTTGAGTTCCAGTATCACCTGTAAGTGTCCAAGCAGTACTAATAGCGGCTGTTGAAGCCGATGTCAATCTACCTTGTGCATCTACTGTAATAACAGGAATAGCAGTTGTACTACCATATGATCCTGCGGTTACTGCCGTAGCGTCTAAACTAACTGTTACGCCGTTACCAGCACCAGCAGTTGAAAGACCTGTACCACCTGCAATAGTTAATGTTTCACTATCTAAGTCTATACTTAAAGCACCACCGCTGTCTGCTGTGAAGTCTAAGTCTGAAGCCGAAACTGCTGTGGCTATAGCCGCATCAGTATATGCTTTAACAGATTGTTGTGAAGGTACTAAAGTTGCACTGTTCGTTGCAAAGTTATCTTCGTCAAGTACGAAAGCGGCAATAGTTGCTACTGTTCCTGCTTGACCACTTGTTGCTTGGTTACCTGCGGCATTAACACCTGGCAAGTTAATATCTGCAGAACCGTCAAACGATACTCCACCTATTGCTCTTGCGGTTGCTAATGTTGTTGCATCAGCGGCTAATGTTGCCAATGAAGCTGTACCAGTTACGTCACCAGTTAAGTTACCAGCGAATGTTGCCGCTGTCATTGTACCACTTACTGTTGGTGAGTTAACTAATCCAACAGTAATAGCGTTGTCGCTAACTGTTGTTTCAATTTCATTTGCTGTACCATTAAAGTTTAATGTGTCTGTTCCAACTGTAACTCCGTCATCTGAACCACTGTCTGCGCCAACACTTAGTACTGTACTAATAGCACCTACTGTAGCGTCGACGTATGCTTTAGTTGATTCTGCTGAAGCTACGTTAGTTGCCGAAGCACCTGCCATAGAATCTGAATCAATTACGTGACTTGCAATACTTGTTACAGTTCCAGCACTTCCTGATGTATCACCAGTTACGTTACCAATTACTGCACCAGTATGTGTTCCTTCTGTATTTGCTTTCAAAGAAGCTACAGCATAACCTGTTGCCGCTTTGTCTACTACGTTACCTGAGATAGTTTCCTGTGAGCTAGTGAACAAGTGGTATTTACCATCGTTCGCATCTCTGAATAAACCAGTTGCTAAATCATTTGATCCGTCGTTGAACTTACCAAAGAAACCAATATCAACTGCGTCTGAAGAGTTACCAGTAGCATAAGCAACTAGTGAATCTTCTACAGCCATGTTTGTTACGTTAACGTCTGTTCTAGTACCAGAAACAGTTAAGTTTCCAGAAACAGTTAAGTTACCGCCAATAGTTGGGTTAGCAACCAATCCAACTTGGATTTGATTTGCTGTAACTATTGTGTCGATTTCGTTTGTTGTACCTAATATAGAAAGTGTTTCTCCACCGTCTAATGCGTTAGCAGTTCCAGTGTCAGCCGCAATATTAAATGATGTTGCGATTGAAGCCGTTGATACTGCTGTTACTAATCCCTTAGCATTAACTGTGATAACTGGAATAGAAGTAGTACTACCTGCTGTTCCTACGTCACTGTTAACTGTTGCTAAAGTTGCCGCGCCTGTTACTGCACCAGTACCATCAAACGCCGCTGATGTCCATGCAATATCGCCAGTTGCGGATACTGTTCTTCCAGTTGTTAACGATGCCGCTGATCCTGTTGTATTCTGAGAACCAACTGCGTTAACGCCTGGCAAGTTGATTGCCGCAGAACCATTAAATGATACTCCACCAATTGTTCTTGCTGTTGCTAATGTTGTGGCTGTTGATGCGTTGCCAACTAATGCGCCAGTAATATTTCCTGATGCATTGATAGTACTGAAACTACCTGCCGCCGCCGCGTTTGCGCCGATTACTGTTCCGTCAATAGCACCACCGTCGATGTCTACTGCTGTGTTTGCCTGGGTTGCTACGTTGCCTAATCCCAATGCTGTTCTACCAGCCGCCGCATCTGCACTACCTAATAGTGAAATACCTGTTGCTGATATATCTGTTTGACCAAATGTGTCGGTGCCTGTAGTGTAAAGAATTTTGCCAGTTGCAACAGTTGTTAATCCTGTTCCGCCTTTAGCAACTGATATTGCCGTTCCTGCCCACGTACCCGCCAGTACGGTTGCAAATTCAATATCTTCTAAACTACTACCAGAATCTTTAACTTGGAATTTGTTATTGGATTTGTCATATACCATGAACCCTCCGCCCTTACCAAATTGAATATCTGCGGCTACACCTTTGATACCAAAGTTTTTAATGTTCGCCATTTGTGTTACTCCTTAAGGATGACTTGTTTAATAAATCATTTTTTATCTATAGATCGCACCGTAATCATAATAGTTCTGATTACAATACTAGTTGTATTTATCGTTCAAATAAGTTTTTAGTGAGTTACTGGAAGGATTATTAGACGTAAGTTACAGTTACTACAAAGTCGCCTGCAGTACTTGTTCTATGGGATATTCTAGCCTTAAGACTAAGGTCAACTGTCTGTGTTGAAGGGTATAAATAGTTTGGATTAGCAGTATATGTACCAGCTAATGATAAGTCACTCTCATCACCAGTCATAAACTGATCTAAGTCACTTGCTGTACCAACATCAACTGTAGGTTCAGTAGCGCCAGTATAATTACTTAATGCAGTATTAACTTCAACACTAACATCTACAATTCTAGCACCAGGAGATATGTTTGCTAAGTTTACAGTTTCAACTCCGCCAAAGCCTCCGCCAGGTGCAGTATAGTTGAAACTAATAGTTTGGGCATCAGTTGCCGCACTATCCTGGTTACCAACTTCTGTCCATGCACTGCCATCATATATAAACAGACCCCATTCGCCATCACCAGCATCAGTAACATAAGCCATGTCGCCACCTTGTGGTGTTAATGAGTTGCGAGCCGCCACGTTAGCAACGATAGTAATACCACCACTTCTAACACCATGCTCAATGTATAGTCCTAATGGATATTGTCCATTGTGTGTACTATAAATGGCTAAGTCTTCTGCAGGAGTTCCCACAGTATTTTCTATATCAATTGGTCCACCGTCTGCTCTAGATAAGAGCATAAAACTTCCTGTTGTAGCACTAGTAGTTAAAGGTAAACCAGTAACACTACTTGCTCCAGCAAATGGATTTCCATTAGCATCTGCAGTGGTGTTAGTAATAGTAACAGCATTACCATTGGCTTCGCTTAATTTTAATTGTCCAGTACCTAATACTGTAACAGATAAGTTTGCAATGCCTAATGCGGAAATTGTGTTTTTAATATCAGTAGCACTTGCAATACCGGCTCCGTATACTCCAGCACCATGTACTGCTGTGCTTTGAGTTATAGTTTGGTCGCCACTTCCTGTGCTAATTGTACCTGCAAAAGGAATGTATCCACCTAGTAATCCGTAATTATATGTACTAGTATCACTAGTTACTGTTGTAGGCTCTGCCTGGGTACTAGCTATTACATAAGTGTTAGCCGTCGAGTTGATGTTAGATACAACAGATGCAACTGTTGTACCAGTAAAGGTTACGTTGGCTCCGTTGATCTCAATTTTATCTCCTACTGTAGCAGTGGGTGATGCATTTGTGCTAGTAACTGTTGATGCAACAGAGTTTTTAAGTTTTAAGAATATAACTTTACCAGTATCGGTTGTAGTTAAGTCTCCGTCGGTGTCTGCATATATGTAGTTACCAACTGTTCCTGGCAATGCAGGATTGAAATCTATAATTCTATTTTGTGGCATTACTGCAAATTGATTCGGGCCAGGTCCAACAACACTGACTACACCAATCGTTCTTGACATAGTAACCGCATTTGCCTTAGCATAGGCTCCAGCTTCAGTGACAACAATTACATCGCCTCTAGAGAACCCATGAGCAGTCTTTTCCAATCTAAAGTTTTCAGCAGGATTAAAGTATTCAAACCTACTAGTTACGTTTGGATAAAAGTCTGTACTAACAACACTGGCAGGCAACGGGTCAATAATAGGCTTACCGTTTTCATTAAGCGTAAATAGTAATGCTGTACCTGGTACGGAAAAAATCGGACTACCAGCCGAACTTCTAAATGTATTGTATCTCAATACATCTTCTACAATGCAAGTAACGGTAGTTGCTGTCTTGGCACTTACACTGATAATCTGCATACACTTGCCGTCTTGTGAGCCAGCAATCCAATCGCCAACTGCTACGTCAAGTCCATTATATTTTTTGTGTGCTCTAGTCTTATGTGAACCATGTGCATATTCTGTAACAGTCATTACCAATACATATTGATAAAACTTAGGACTTGCACTTGAACTCCACCACGGATCGCCTGCGCCATCATCATGGGGCCAATACTTTTCACCAGTTGCACTAGTAACACTTAGTTGTAGTACTTTTGCTGGTTTGTATATATCTAGTGTTGAAGTTGAATTTTTGTTAATTACGTCTGCCATCTTAACTTCCCATCGTAAAGTAAATCCAAGCATGACTGGATTGTCCAAAGCCACTGCTCGAGCCTGTTTCAGAACGTGTCAAACTCATTGTAATTAAGTTTGATCCTAATGATCCATGTGGAGTGCCGGAGCCATCCATTTTTAATGTGGTGTTAACTAAGTTTTGTATCATGCTTTTTATGTTATATTCACTTGTTGATTGGGAATAACCATAAGCAGTAATTCCTAATGGAGGTCTGTTATAGTTATTGTTAAAATGTAATGTTAATTCACAGGCATTACTTGCCGCATTAGATACTGTAACTGTTCCCATCTTACTACTCTTATCACTAATACCGCCAGTGCCTTGAGTTGTATCAATGGCTCCTGCTGATGTATAATATATTTTAAAGTATTCGTAACTTGTACCACTGCCGCCTCCGCCTCCGGAGATTGCTTGTTCAGTTACACTTGTTATTCTACCTTGTTGGTCAACTGTAATACGTGGACTGTTTGTTGAGCTTCCGTAAATACCTGCTGTAACGGCTGTATCGGTTAAACCAATTACGCCTGAAGCGTATGAGATCTGCGAACCAGTTCCTTGTATGTGAGAATCAACATCGGAGTCTCCATAACTGCCACCGCCACTGTTTGCTACCCAGGCATAGTCTGATCCATTCCAAGAAAGAACATGTCCAGTTGTTGGTCCAGCTTGGTTAAGGTGCGTATCAACTGATGCGTTAGTATAACTACTACCGCCTAGGCTACTTACGTCTATAGTGTTACCACCAGTAATTGATAAGTTTGTTCCGCTTAATGATAATGTCTGTGCATCAGTATCTGTTTTTGTATATGGTGCCAACATAGTAGTTAAATCTACTGTGTCGTTGTTACCACTAATAGTAATAACATTACCTGAAGCACTTAATGTTTGGTCTACTGCGCCTGCGGCTCCGTCTGAACCTGCGGCACCTGCCGCTCCAGCGGCTCCAGTAGCACCTCTAACACTTCCCATATCTTGTACAGAAGCATTTGAGTAAGTTAATACTAAGTTGTCGCCACTTAGAGCAACAGTTGTAATTCCGTTTCCAACGGCTCCAGTAGCACCTGTAACACTACCACTAACTACTGTAGTACTTGAATCACTATGAGTAAGTGTTAATGTAGAACCTGCTACAGCGGCACTTGATATAAATTTGCCGTCTGTTCCGTCTGTTCCGTTTGTTCCGTTCGAGCCTGCGGCTCCTGTACTTCCAGCTGGTCCTGTAGCACCTGTGGCTCCTAAGCCACTTAAATCTAGTGTAGTACCATCGTATGTTAAGTTGCTTCCACTTACTGCTATACTTGGTCTACTTGTTAAATCTGCAAATAGTCCGCTTGTTCCTACTGTGGATAGCGAACTAATAGCCGCCTTAGTGGCTATTGAATTTGTTATTGTTGTACTAAAGTTTGCATCGTCACCTAGTGCCGACGCCAATTCATTTAGTGTATCTAATGTGCCTGGAGCACTATCAGTTATTGCCGCTACTATAGTTGACTGTGTGGCAAACCCTGCACCTGATAAGTATGTTGCAACATTAGAGTTGTTATAGTTACCACCGCCTGTTGCTATAGCACTCGTTAAGTCAACTGTGCCGCCATCGGTTAATGTAATTACATTACCACTTAGGGTTAAATCTTGTGTATCAGTATCAGTATCTGCCGCATTGGCCCACTTGGTGCCGTTCCACTTTAATACTTGTCCGGATGTTGGACCGCTTATTGCTGTATCAGTTAGTCCTGCAACAGTAGTTGTTCCACCACCACTTGCAATAGCACTAGTAATATCTACTGTGCCACCACTAACTAAACTAATTACGTTACCGCTAATACTTAAATCTTGTGTATCAGTGTTTACTAATGTACTCAAATCAATTGAGTTACCTGAACTAATACTTAATGTACTTGTACCACTGTTCCAAGCTAAACTTTGTGTAACAGCACTAACATCTGCTGGTGTATGTGTAAACACACCTGTGCCGTTGTTGTAACTTAAACTACCATTGCCACTAGCACTTGCACTAGTAACACTTAAATCTGTTAATGAAATACCTGCACCGGCACCTGCGTCATTCGCCGGAGCCCAACTGGAACCATTATATTTTAATACTTGTCCAGATGTTACGCCTGCAGTACTAACATCGCTTAGTCCTGTAAGGTTACCAGCTCCACCTGTTGCAGTAATTGTAATTGTATCTGTGCCTGGATTTGCCGCAACAGTAATACCTGTACCACCTGCAATGTTTAATATGTCAGTTGTTGTTTCAGGTATAATATAGTTACTTGCATCACCATCTGCACTAAATCTTGTAAATTGGTATTTAACATCGTTAAATTTTAAGTCTACATATTTGCCTGCTGTGTCTGGGGCAATTGTAATACTACTATCTGATGATCTAAGATCAACCTTACCGCTTTCATGTACATACGATACTGCGTTGTTAGTAACTGTTATGTTACTTAATAAGTTTGCAATACTTGGAACTGAAACATTGCCTATTGCTGAATCTACTTGAGCAATAGTATAACTGTCTGCCGCTAATCTATAATTTGCCGCAGGTACTGATCCTAAGTTTAATGCATTTGCAGAAACGTCTGCTTGTCCTCTAAAGTATTGTGAGAACACTTGTGAATATCTGTTTGTGGAGTTACCTAAACTGTAAGTAACATCTAATGCAGGCTGATGATTTGACGTTGAAGTTATTGCTGACGCCACGTGAGCATTGAATGTAGCACTTGCTAATAAACCTGCTGTTGAAGTTTGGTTAGTCCACGCTAATGCTCCAGATCCATCAGTTGCAAGTACTTGGTTAGCACCGCCGTCTGTTGTTGGGAACACCTGAGTGCCAATTGTTAAGTTAGTTGTAACTAAACCGTTTGCTGTAACTAAACCGTTTGCTGTGGTAACATTTTGAGATGCACCAGTATGAGTTAATGTAGTACCATCAAATGTTAGTGCTGATGTACCTGTTACTGTAGTACCAGCCGCATCATATACTACTATGCTTGTTGCTGATCCTGAGCTAAGTGTAGTTGAACTAGTTCCAACTTTACTATCAATTGTAATAACATTGTTATTTAATGATAAAGTTACGTTTGGCCCAGCATCTAGCTTATAGAACTCTAAATAGTTACTATCGTTTTGTTTGAATGTGCCGACTCCGGTAGCACCTAAATTTCTTCCTTGTCCAGTTATACTTGCATTTGCCGATACAGCCGCCGTTTCGTTAACGAAAACACCTTGTGCCGCATCATAGACAAGTACTTGATTATCCTGAATGTTAGATAAATTAAATTCTACGCCGTCATTTGATCCTATTGCCATACTAAATTATCCTGCTTTCATGTATAGCAGTATTTATCACTTTAGTCGTTTTTTTTGATTTAAGGCTGAACTGCTTGTTTAAGCTGATAACCTGACACTATCGATTTGACCATAATCCATGGAGTATGTAGTTCCATCGCCTATATAGGATCTATCAAACTTTAGTCTAAGCCAAGCAAAGTTACCAATTATATTATACCCTTCTGAAGCAGTATATCCAGCTGATCCGGTTTGTGGGAATTGCTTGTAACCGCCATTCGCTACACTTACACCGCCTGGTACTTGTACACTAAACCAGTCTGCTTCTGTAGGCGTTAATGATAATGTGGCTTGCACATACACTCTACCTTTAAATGCATTATACTTCACAGCAAATGTGTGTAATCCATCGCTGTAACCATAGTAACTGTCGCCTTCTACTTTAGCAGTAGTCACGTTCATTGTAGATGCTGTTGCACTTTGTACTAAAACTGATTTTCTATTAATTGCCATACAACTATTTATCCAATTACAAGTTTTTCTCTACTAATGCTTTAGAGATATGAAGCCTCGCTTGAGGGTGTTTGAGCTTTACAAACATCTTTATGTCGTCTATGTGGTTGCTACTGCAATAAAAATAATTCCAGCGGCTGTCTCTATACTTATCTACAATCCCTTTACAACTCTGTTTAATTGCTTGTTGTAACTCATGTCGTTCATGAGGTAAGCTAGGTCGTCCGTATCCATTGTTGTGAGTCCATTGTCGTCCTGGAGGGTGCTTCATTCCGCTAACTTCTACTTTAGTATCGAATTCTTTATGCCATAGGTTGTTTCTAATAATAAGTTCAACGTTGCCATGGAAGTGATAATGGTTCTGGTTGTCGATCATGTTCTGATTAACTTGTTGTAAGAACCCGATATGTTCTTGTGATACTGGTCCTTTGATATCTTTTATTTGGTCTGCAAAGAAATCAACAAAGAAATCTAAAACCTTCTTCTCTCTAAAATAAAAATGCCTAGTAAGATTACTTACAAACTTTACGTTTTCCTTACCAGTTATTTCCCACCAGTCTAACATTTCTAATGCTCTGGTAACATCGTATGAAACGTTTGTATCTATGAGGCTGACTTTGTAAGGATACTTCTTATAGTATATTCTATCAGAGCCTATGAGTATAGGAGAGTATTCCTCACGTGATAACTGTTCTATATTAAGCAGGCTGGATGTCAATTTCTTCACCTTTAACAGTTACATTTAAAACGACATCTTTTAATTCTTCAAATAATATTTTTTTACTTAATGGCTTTTTGAGATCCTTTTCAAATAATCTCTTCAAAGGTCTGGCACCCATGTCCGGACTGTAACCATTATCCATAAAGTATTTAATAGCCTTGGCATCAAGTACAACTTCAATATTCTTATCCTTGAGTTGTAAGTTAATCTCATCTTGTAGTCTGCCTACAATCTTTTCAATAACAGGCTTGCCTAGTTTGTTAAACTTGATAACTGCATCCAATCTGTTTCTAAACTCTGGGGCAAAGAATGCCTTAATTGCTTTAGTGTCAGTATCTTTTTTAACTTGGTCACCGAAACCAATTTTATTAGTCTCGCCATCCGCGGCTCCTAAGTTACTAGTCATTAGCATAATAACATTACTGAAGTCTGTAGTCTTACCAGTTGCTCCTGTTAGTCTACCATCGTCCATAACTTGTAGTAATAGTTGTAGTACTTCAGGTGCGGCTTTCTCAACCTCATCTAATAGTAGTACACAATTAGGATTCTCTTCTACTGATGTGAGTAGTTGTCCTTGTCCCATCTTTCCTTCAGCATGTCCAACGTATCCCGGAGGAGCACCAATCAACTTACTTACACTATGACGTTCTTGATACTCACTCATATCAAAACGTATTAGTTTTGCTTCTAGTTGTGCCGCTAGTTGTTTTGCTGTTTCAGTTTTACCTGTACCAGTTGGACCTACAAGTAAGAACGATCCAATTGGCTGTCCTTCTTCTCTAAGTCCTGCTTTAGCAACAAGTATGGCTTCAACAATTTGGTCTACTGCTTCGTCTTGTCCAAACACTTTAGTTTTAATACGTTTGTCTAAGCTCTTGTAACCTTCTGTACTATCAACGTCAATAACGTCTGCACCGATCTTACTCATTTTACTAATAACATGTACAATGTCTGGTGTATTAACAACCTCTTCTCCACGAAGTTTAACTGTGGCTCCGGCGGCATCAATTACATCTACTGCTTTGTCTGGGAAGAATTTGTTTTTAATATAACGGTCTGCTAAGTCTACACTTTTTGCAACTAACTCATCAGTATAAGTAACACCGTGAAACTCTTCAAAGAAAGGCTTTAACCCTTTCATAATTTCAATAGTCGTAGGAACGTCTGTGGGCTCGATGTCCACACGTTGGAACCTACGCAATAGTGCTTTATCCTTTTCAAAATGTGTGCTGTATTCATCGTTAGTTGTAGCACCCATTGTTAATAGTTTACCTCTACCTAGTAGTGGCTTTAACAAGTTAGCAACGTCTACGTTACTACTGCCAGCACTACCGGCTCCCATAATCATATGTATCTCATCAATAAACAAAATAACATTCTTATCTGCTTCTAAACTATCTAGGACAACTTTAATACGTTCCTCAAAGTCTCCTCTATATTTTGTGCCAGCAAGTAAACTACCAATGTCTAAACTGTAAACAACTTTGTCTTTGAGTGCATTAGGTACTTGCCCTTCAACAATCTTTAATGCTAGTCCTTCCGCAATAGCAGTCTTACCAACACCAGGCTCTCCAATTAGTAATGGGTTGTTCTTTTTACGTCTTGCTAAAATATGTACAACGTCACTTACTTCCTCAGCCCTGCCAATCAATGGATCAATCTCCATCTCAGCCGCTTTGGCATTTAAGTTAATAAGGAACTCCTCTGCTTCTTTAAGTCCAGCATTGCCATTCATAGCAGTAAGTACTTGTACAACACTTAGTCTATCAATACCATTGAGCTCACAAATATATTTGGCATGTGTATCGTTTTCTGAAAGGATACTAACAAACAAATCTATACTACTAACTTGATCTCTAGAACTAAAAATTACTTGAGCAAATGCTCTTTGCATTACACGTTCCACGCCTTCTGTTTTCTTAGGCTTCCCGTCATATACAATTTCACCCTTCAATCCATTAATGGCATCATCGGCAAGGTAATTAACTAAATCTGTTTTTGCTAACTCCATGTCGAGTTGGTCATCAATTTCATCGAGTACTTGTAGAACATCCTCGTCTTCCAGGCAACATAGCATTAGGTGTTCTAACGTTACATATTCGTGGTTACGTTCTGATGCGTAATTTACTGCACATGTTATAATATTATCTAATTGACTCATACTACTATTTACATCTCCTGGTCGTAAAATTCTTTTATTTTTCGTAATTGTTCATCGTTAATGATTGGTGAAACGACATGAACATTTACATACATATCTCCTTTCCTGCCATTTTGTGGGTTTGGCATACCCTTACCGCTAAGTCTTAGTCTCGATCCCGGACTAGTTTTAGCTGGAATTTTAACACTTAATGTTGCTCCATCTAGATGAGGGAACCTAACTTCTGTACCAATCATGGCTTCGAAGAAATCTACTTCTACTCTCACAATCAATGAGTCGTCTACTCTCTGCCAATCGCCTGGCATGTGAACAAATGTCCTGCATATTAAATCACCTGCAGGTAATTGTTTATTCTGGTGTGGGCCTTTTCCTTGCATCTTAAACTTACTGCCGTGCTGTGTGCCGGCTGGTATAGTTAGTTTATACTTTGCATAGCCTACGTCTATTAGTTTTTCAGCACCAGAGTATGCTTCTTGCAAATCAATGTGTATATCGCACACACCATCTGGGTTACGGACTTGTCGCTGTTGTCCTCTATTACCAAAGATATCGCCAAATATATCACCGAATGGATTACCTTGCCCTTGGAAAGGATTTTGTCCACCGAATGGATCTGGGTTGTCGTACTGTTGTTTCTTTTGTGGGTCGCTTAATACTTCGTATGCGGCTTGGATCTTTTTAAACTCAGCTTCGTCACCACCTTTATCCGGATGATGTTTACTAGCCAATTTCTTGTAGGCTTTCTTTATCTCATCTGGTTGGGTCGTATGATTAACGCCAAGAGTTTCATAATAGTCCATAGTGGTATTATACACTAAAAGAACCGCCTAAGTCAAGTTAATAATAAGGGTTTTAGGAATTTTCGTTTATGAATGTGATTAGTTGCTGAACTGTTCTAAGATCGTCAACGTCATCGTCTGGTATTTCGATATCGAACTCGCCTTCTAGAGCTAGAATCATTTCAATAGCATCTAGGCTATCAAAGTTTAAATCGTCAAATAAATGCGAATCTTCTTTGATTTTGTCTACATCAATACTAAGTTCTGTATTGATCACTTTCTGTAATCTTTCAAATGTTGTCATGTGTGTCTCTCTTAGTCGTTACCAAAGCCAGGTAAAAGTGATTTTAAACTGAATGCACTTTTAGTTTCTTCTACACTAGGTGCCGGGCCAGCTGGTTGTTCATTGTCTGCCGCCGCGGCATCCAAGTCGTTTTGTTGACGTTCTTTATTTTCTTCTAACCATCCATCTTTACCTTTAGGGGCGGTTGCCTCTCTATAGTAATATATAATGTCTTTTTGTTGTGCAACGTATCTTCTAATCTCTTGTAAGTTAGTTGCCATTGCTTGGTAACCACTCGGAGTTAATGCAAATACTACAAACTCTCCGTCTAGTAGTTTCTCAACTTCGTAAATTTGTTCGTCTAAGTTACCACACACTTCTTGACCTTTTATAACTGGTAGCTCAATACGTTTGTTTTCTGCATCACGTTTTAATCTTGTTTTAGTCTCACCTGCTTCGTTAACATACTCTTCACGTTCGAATCTATCGTATGTGTATAAGCCAGTCTTCTCATCTTGCCCAGTTGCTGGTCTACAAGGATAGTTGGAAATAACTTTCCATTCAACGTCTTGTAAATCTATTTGGGGTGGAAGGGGTGGTGCATAAATTTCTACTTCAACAGTTTCAGTAATAACTTTAACTGGAGGTAAAGGTTGATATTGTTGTGTACTTGCACATGCACCTAAAAATAAGGTTGTTGCAAGTAACAATGCTGTAAGTGATGTGTTATTTTTCATTTGTATCAGTACTTAACTCTTCTAGTGCTTGAAACTCCGATTTTGTGGCTTTGTTTGCTCTTGGTTGCATCAAGCCTGGCTTGTTCTTTGCAAGTTTGGTTATGTCATGGTCATTAAATATTCTTAATGCCTCGTTCTTTTGTGCTGTTGCTAAGTTGAATTGGTCTTGTAAATTGCCAATTTGTTCTATCTGTCTCGCGGCACCTTCTTCTAAACTTCTAATAGTGCTTTCGTTCATATCAGCCGCTGTTTGCAATGCTACGTTCTGTGCAACATACATTTCAACTTGTTGTTGAAGTTTGTCTACTTGTTTGTTTAATCCACCTACTATAAATGTGTGTGCTCCGTAAGCCATTAGTAATACTATTGCCATAAACGGTAATGCTTTTAGAAAACTTAACATGGTTTGACCACTAGTACTTGATCTGTGTGTGGATTGTGCAATACTACGTTTCTATTAATAGGTAAAACATTTAGTTTACCTCTCATGCTTTCCATTGTTTTAATAAGGTGTCTATCGAAATCGTAATCAATAGCTAAGTCGCTAAGTCCTGCTTCTTCTAAAGTAGGCTTGCCTTCGCCAAATGAAACAACTTCAAACTGTAATTTGTTTCGCTTTCCATCTCTAATAGTAATGATACTATCAGTTAGTTCAACTGCTGTAGCAATTGTATTATCTAACACAAAGTCTTTTATGCTAGTTTCTTTTTCTTGTTTCATATTAGCCTCATGCTCGTCTTTAGTGACGTACTCTTCAGGTGTAGTTTTTACAATACCTTCAAGTTGTGGATCAGCTAAATCAAAAGAGCTATCACTTAGTAGTGGCTTACCCTTCCAATCCATCTCTCCTGAAATATTTAATATATCTTTTGCAACTTCTCTTAACATGCCAATCATGCCAGGGTCTCTATCTACTTCAACGAATACCATGTACATGTTATCTGGATTAGGATTAGGAGTTACTTCAACGTCTCTGAATTCAAATGAACTTTTCTCTAAAAAGTTTGCTAGGTCTTCGCCTACTTGCTTTTCAGTTACATAAAAACCAAATACTGCAACATTCTCTTTCTCACCTGTCTTAGGTTCAAACTCGTCAATGCTGATTTCGTTAGTTACTACGCCTTTTAAATCTTTTGGTTGTAAACTCATTATAGACCAACTCCTGCCTCAGGACCCATAGGTGCCGGTTCAGCCATTGGATCTACTATGTTAGTAGGCTCTTCCAAGTTCTGATCCGTTCCACTTTGAATCGCTTCCATATCTACATAGGCATCTTCTGCCGCTTCAATTTGTTCTGTGCTAAACTCGTCTACGAATCTACGTGGCATTTTAATTTCTACTATCCATATATCGTGAGTTTCTTTCTTAGCAACACGCCTAGGCACGTTACCTCTTGTTACCACCTCAGTGTCTTCAACGCTTGTTATTTTCTTACTCTTAGTTAATTTGTCTTTATACATCTTAACTTCACAGTCATTCTTTTTAAGTCTAAGTAAAGCTTCTGGATCAGGCATTTCTTCTGTCTTCCACATTAAGTGTACTTCAATAAAGTATCTACCTAATTTAGGTCCATTAACAACTTCACCCAACTGCCAGTTTTTATAAGCATAGATATCAAATGTATCTAATACGCCTTCAAACTCTAAAAGCATATCTAATAACGTATTTGTATCGGATATCTTGCGAATGTTGTCGTTTATAATTTTTAATGTTTGCATAATGCCTCTTTCCTAGTATAAATGTATTTATCATATCATTAACTAATTAGTTATTCTTGTTGAACACCGTGATAAGTAAATTATGAGTATGTTAAAAACAACCAAACACATAGCAGTCTCAGACCCCCAGGCATATAGGAAAATCTATGGCAATTTCACAGCCATAAGCGCCTATCCATCTGGGCTAACTAGGAGTATAACATGTCTAGAAAGAAACGTAAAGAACGAGAATTCAAAACACAAATCAGGGAGAGTCATAATTTGAAAATAATTAAAGGTGGTCAGGTAGAGACCATATCACGATCAACACAGGTAAACATAGTTCCCAGAAACTTCAAACAGGATGACCTTCTAGAGTCGTTAACAAATCCTGACAACAACATAGTATTCACAACTGGCCCAGCCGGCACAGGTAAAACCCTCATTAGTACATTATATGCTATACGAGAGTTCAGGGCGGGTAGGGTTGATAAAATTGTAATAACGAGACCGGCAGTTTCAGTAGATGAACAGCACGGCTTTCTCCCAGGCACATTAGTAGAGAAGATGGCTCCTTGGACCAGACCAATCTTTGATATTTTTGACCAGTTCTATCATCCTAAGGAGATGGAGTACTTGGTAGAGAACAATAAAATAGAAGTAGCACCGTTGGCATACATGAGAGGACGAACGTTTAAAGATGCCATTATACTTGCAGACGAGATGCAAAATGCTACACAAGAACAAATGAAAATGCTATTGACCAGAATCGGTGATAACAGTAAACTAATTGTTACCGGTGACCTTAATCAATATGATAGAGGTTATGCTGACAATGGATTGAAAGACTTTTTAGAAAGGATTAGAGATATTAAGTCTGAAAGAATTAGTTTAGTAGAATTTGACCATACACAAATTGAGAGACATCCTGCCGTGGCAGAAGTTCTTAAGATTTACAAAGCCTATTAAGCTCAACTAGTAATTTTTCACACAGTGGGCCGAATTGATGATCTTCTATATCGTGAAGTTCCCTCATTCGGTCTACTGCACTTTGTACTGCTCTTATAGGATCTGGATTTCCTCCAGCAATATGTTTATAAACAAACCCACTAGGCTTAAACTCAGGCTCTCTTAATAAATCACTTACCAAGTTATCCATTATGCATTACACACAAATAGTATTCTGGATCTTCTAATGTGGATGTGTTTATGTATGGCCACCTTGGCATGTCTATATGTGCCACTGCTTTTTTAATAGTTATTACATTGTAGTCTGTAGTAACTAATATGCCATCTTCACTCAGCATATTTTTTAACTTCACAAATGCTTCGTTAAGTCTGTCTTGGAACATCTCATTACTGAGTCCAGGAATTTGATTAGGTAGAGAACAGTATATAAAATCAAACTGTTTTTCTAGAATATTGCCGCCAAATGCGTTCCACTCTAGCACATCTACATCATCATATAGTTGTTTATCAGCCTGAAATATAGTCTGATTCCAATCTTCTAATGCAACAGTTTTACCACCGGTTTCTAGACAATGTCTGTCGAACCATGCAATTAATTTTCCGTTGCCTCTCCCGAATTCCACACATGCAATATTTTCTCGGTCATAAGCAAAATGATGCAATATTTTCAAAACAGCTTCATCGTACCCTTCAAGGGCGATATTCTCTGGATCCGGGATTTCTGTTTCATCTATTAACATTTTTTGTAGTTATCCTAGTGCTTTGTGGGTTAAAGTACTTATTTAACTTAAAGCAGTAGTTAATCCTTATCTTACTGGCGTAAATATTAGTGGCTTATATAATAGCCATTGGGAGAATATTATATGGATATAATTAAAAAGGTGGGTGATTGGGCTCACAGTTTGACACAGACAGGTTTATCTGTTTTAGCACTAGGCATTATACTAGAAGTATTATTCGGCGGAGTGGGAATTCCATTCTGGCCCGAGATAAGTGTAGTAGATAATGTTATGGGTATACTGAAAGGACTATCAGCGGAAGGATTGCTAGGTCTCGTAGGTGCTTTTGTGTTATACCATTTGTTTAAAAAGTAACGGATTGCTTTTACAAATGTAAACCGAGAAGGGAGACTTAGGTCTCCTTTCTTTTTGGCTTGTATTCCCAGATGGTGCTGTTCTTACGAATTTTAGTAGCACTAATATCGTGTGTAGCATCGTCGAACACTTCTTGTTCAATCTTGTATCCTACTGCTCTACCATATGTGATATTTAAAATATTTGGTACAACTTCAATTTTAACTTTGCCAGCATATTTGCATAAATTTTGTTGTAAGTTTTCTACAACTTCGTGTGCTGGATAAGGATTAGATTCGTCTGTTGGCATATCCCTAACCATCAATACTACTTGTT